ATATAAAACTGTTCAATACGTGGCTACAAAAACAACCGTTATACACCATAACAGGCCAAATAATAGTTGACAGTTTATTAACTAAAAAGTTCAACTATACACAATCGGTTAATCCACCACCACCCCCACCGCCGCCACCACCTGCAACAGCCGGTCAATATAGGTATGACGCAACACAGGCATATAAACTAAATAGTTTTGGTAGCGGGCAAACAATTGGCGGCCCAATGGCACAATTACAAGATAATGACACATTAACAAGTATACAAGAGGGATACGGGCAATTATTAAATACATCTAACTATTGGATACCACTAACAAATACTACATCAGGCGTAACATTTACGGATATAAAATTATATAGTTATACGGGTAGTGGCGCAACGCCTGTTAATATTTATGCGTGGAATAATGGTGTTGAAACCCTTTTGGCTTCATTCACAGGTGGAAAATATAAAGCGTGGATAGATTATCCAATTAAAAACGTATTGGCTACAAGGTTGCATATTGTTTATACGATAGGGGGTTCATTGTGGCCTACAGAAATGCGGTTATATGGTGGGTACACATCAAAAGCAATTAGTTATTCAAAACCACCGACAATAGCATTTAACGATGAATTAGGAGTTAATTCATTTTGGTGGAGTGTATTAAATGCAAATTCGCCAAGCACAATAATTAACCTACCGGCGTTTACATCTACATTTACTGGCATAAGAATGTATTGTGATTGGCAAACAGTAGAACCAAACACAAAGGGTTTAAACACATTTGCACCATCACATTCCGGTAGTTGGAATATAGATACAGCACTTTACACGTTAAAGAAAAATGGAATAATAACATTATTTGATATTAAAACACAAGCGCCGTGGATGCAATCAACTTGGCCCAATGGTGGTAATGGAGAAAATATCCCGGTTATGTATATTAATTACCCAAACATAGCTTCACCATCAGCATATAAAGAACAAGCGCGTACGGCGTTTCAAATAGCAGCCAGGTATGGAGCAACTAAAGTTCCTTTATCAATGCTAACCATTGACAAAACAACACAATGGACAGGAGATAAACCAAACGTAGCGCGTACAGGGTTGAATACATTATCATATATTGAATGCGACAACGAACGTGATAAATGGTGGAAGGGGTTAAACGCCTTTCAAAATGGCTATCAATATGCAGCAAATTTATCAGCTTTTTATGATGGTGATTTAGGTAAGTTAGGTACAGGGTATGGTGTTAAAACAGCAGACCCAAATATGAAAGTAGTTTACGCCGGTACAGCAGATGTAACACCTAACGGATTTTTAGCAGCTATACAATGGTGCAAAGATAACCGTGGCGGAAAATTGGCATGGAATGTATTTAATGTGCACGATTATGCAGGTAGGGTAAACCCAGAGGCGGGATTAGTTAATTTATTGCCATTGATAAAAATAGCACAACAATACAATATGCCGATATGGTTAACTGAAACAGGGTATGACCAACAATCAGGAAGTCCAGATCAAGCACCAGCAATAGGAAGCAAAACAACACCAATTGTACAAGCAGATTGGATTTTAAGGACAGTATTATGGGCCGCGCGTAATGGAATATCAAGAACGTTTATATATCAAGACTATGACGGCAACCCAGGCAATCCAACTGTTTATGCCACAAGCGGAATACTAAGCACATCAACACCCACACAAAGGAAACCGGCGGGGGATTTTTTAGCTCAGGCTAAAACATTAATGGCAGGTTTTAACTTTGTGTCTACAAATGTATCAAATGGGGTTACAGTTGATGTTTATAAGAATGCAGCAGGTAAAACTTGTGAAGTGTTATTTTTAGCAACGATGACGGGGGCATCTATAAATTTTAATGCCCCTATGGGAACAATTTACACACCAGTATCAGGTGCGTCTGTTATGGCATCAAAAGCAACTACAGGTGTGGTAACTGTTACAGAAACACCTATATTTGACATGTTAAATTAAGAATTAATATTAACCTTTAAATAAAATAAAAGATGACAACGCAAAATGAACAAACAAGTATTTTTGAATGGATTTGGAATGAACTGAAAAAGATATTCCCATTCTTAAATACAGAGGCGCAAAAAATTGCTAATCTCGCCAACGCTATCGTTAATGATATTAAAAACATTGAAGGCGACCCAACATACCAGGCTATTTATACCATTGTAGTTAATGCAGTTGAAGCAATAGCGCCGGAACTAAAACCGCTTATTGATGGGCTGATGAACGAATTAAATAAAATATTTTCGTTTATACTTAACATACCAACTTCTACAAATGAAAATTTTATAGCATCGCAAGCTGTTACATATCTTAAAAATTCAGGTGATGTGAGCACAACTCTATATGCCGGGTTACACGGTACATTATCAGCCGTGATACAAGCTTACTTTGCAAACAATACAGGCGTAGAAAATACAGATGCACAATTAATTGTTTCAAGTCAAATTTCTCACCTACAAAATAGTAGAGCATAATTATGGAAACGAAAAGAATATATGGGTGGAAAAAGGCACAGCCGGATGAACGGAATTTTAAATATGCTAAAATGGCTATGGTTAAAGATCAGCAAACAAGCCTTCCACCATCAGCTGATTTAAGCCATTTGATAAAAGAGGTATTAGATCAGGGCCAATTAGGTTCATGTACCGCAAATGCAGGCGCGCAATTAGTTAGAATGCTTTTAAGTATTTGCAATAAACCTGATTTTTTACCATCGAGATTAGCTATTTATTACGAAGAACGCAAAGCAGACGGCGATATAAACGAAGATGGCGGGTCAACAATAACTCAATGCTTTAAAGTGCTTTCAAAAATAGGTGCATTCCCGGAAAGTGAATGGCCTTATGATATTGAAAAGTTCAAAAAAGCACCGCCGGTAGCAAGCGTAAAAGAAGGATTAAATACTTTGATTGATACATACCAACAGTTGGACAACACAAACTTGGAAGAAATAAAAACATGTTTAGCAGCAGGCTTTCCAATAGAGTTTGGATTTACAGTTTATCCAGGCTTTGAAAGCCCAACAACAGCTAAGACAGGTTTAGTACCTATGCCAACCAAAAGTCAACAGCCATTAGGTGGACATGCAAATGTAATTGTAGGTTATGATGACAATAAAAAAGTACATGGGCACAAGGGGGCGTTTAAATGTATCAACTCTTGGAGTTCGCAATGGGGGCTACAGGGCTTTTATTTTATTCCATACAGTTACTTAACTAATGAAAATTTAGCAAGTGACTTTTGGACTGCCAGGCTTGTTTCATAGGGTTAATAATTGGTTAGTAAAAAAGGCCGCTTTAATTGGCGGCTTTTTTGTTTTAACTTTATATCGTGAATAGGCGGTTAAGATTTAAAAATAAAGATATGATACAGGGAATAGACATCAGCCATAGGGATAATCCAATTAACTGGAAGAAAATTTCACCAGACATAAAATTTGTGTTTGCAAAAGCAGCAGAGGGGGCAACCTACAAAGACCCAATGTTTGATAAATATTGGCAAATATTAAAGGCAACTACGCTTATACGCGGAGCATATATGTTTTGGAATTGCACAGCAACACCGCAACAGCATATAGATAATCTACTTTCTTTAAATATAGACTTTTCAAAAAAAGGCGTATTACCATTAATGCTCGATATTGAAAATCAAAAAACAACAGAATTAGATAAAATGGTTGCACAAAACGCTTGTAAATATGTAGGCGAAATAAGTGAACTACTTTGTTTGATAAAACAACATACAGGCAGGGAAGCAATTGTATATTCAGACCCATCTTATTTTAAAGACTATCTAAATTCAGCATCATGGCCCAATTCTCCTTTGTGGCTTGCAGCAATACAGGCAGAACCGCCGAAACCAATTAAGGGGTATAGTAAGGTCACTTTTTGGCAAAACAGTTGGAACGGGCTTATAAATGGCGAATTAACAGGTGGTAACTTAGATATGAATTATTTTTTAGGGACATTAACAGATTTACAAACATTAGCAAATTTTTAAAATTATGACAGCAACATCATGGAAAACCACATCAGCCGGGATTGTGATGATAGTGGGAGCACTGGTAGGACTTTTTTTCGCCTATAAAAACAATGCGTTAAACGAAACAAATATTATGGCAGGCGTGACAGCAATATTAGGCGGGATTGGTTTAATATTCTCAAAAGATGCAGATGTGACAGGCGGGACTAAATTAAACCACAAAAATGATGCTTCGGTAGTTAAGCAATCAGCGGCACACGACAAGGGAATTTAAATAAACCACACGTTAAGCAAAGCCTCTTTAATCAAAGGGGCTTTTTTATTTGCTAAAATATTTTGGTTTAATAAAAATAATTTTATACTTTTGTTATGAACAAAAAAGGATATGATTTATACTCACCAAGATTTTAAAGCTATAGTGGCTTTAAATAGTAAGTTTGTACGTAAAGAATTAAATTTAACTCAGCAACAATTAGCAGAATTAGTAAATACTAAACGTGCAAACATTGGCGCTATTGAGGAACAACGCGCATTATCACTTGAAATAATTAATCAAATAGCTTTTTTATACGATGTCTCATTGGATGTATTTCTTAAAGAAAATCTTAATGATTATAAGTTTTTTTGTGAAAAAAGAAAGCCCGGTGTTGAAACCAGGCTTTGAACAAAAAGGCACTTTTAAAAAGGTGACCGAGCGGTCATGCTTATTAAAGTATAATGCAAAAATAGCAAAATAAAACAATATGGGTAGGAAAATTAAGGTAACAGATGAAGTTAAAGTCATAAACCCACTATCAAAATTAAAAGACCTTGAGGGGAAAGTTGTTGAGATAAAGGAATACGCGCCTGCATGGGCCTTTGTTGTTGACCTTAAGGAATATGGCAAATGGTCATTTAGAGAAATAGATATAGAACTTAAAAAACAAAATAAATAACAATATGAAAAAGGGAGATTTAATAAAAGCAAAAGCAGGCAGTAATGTTGATGTATTACCAGGTTTAGGGATTGTAATTGATGTTAGTTTAGATTGCAGCTTAGCAACTATCAGGCCAGAAGGAAGTATGGAAGAATATGTTGTATTTACAGATATATTAGAGTTATACAAAACACCAGAAACCGAAACAAAAGTAACTACAGCCAATGTAAGGGTAATGATAAGCCATAATTATTCGAATTTTGAGGTGGCAATGCAGCTTGAAAATGTAAACGGCATAAACCCAACTGAAATAGAGTTGGCACGTATGGACTGCCAAAGGCTTGCAACAGATGCGGTAGACCAGTATAAAAACGCAAATGCAGCAACACCGGCGCAAGAAATTGAGCGCCTTGAAAATAAGATAGCAGACATTAAAGCAACTATTGGTAAACACAAAGAAGTTACAGACCCTATAGAAGTTGCCAAGATTGAAAACTTGCCTTTATACGATGGCAAAAGAACAGAAGCTAAGGAGAAAAAATAATGGCAGAAGTAGATATTTCACAGTTCATAAAGCCACATACAGAAGCGTGGTACGCGGCCCGGCGTGAACGGCTTACAAGTTCTGAAATACATAAGATATTTGTAAGTGGGCAAAAAAAAGGTCAGTTAATAGGCCAGGGCGGTATGACCTATGTAAATAAGATAATAGCCCAAATATTAACAGGTGAGGTTAAAGAAACACCAGAAACGCCCGCTATATTATGGGGATTAACAGAAGAACATGATGCCAAGCTAAAGTATCAGATTAAAACAAATCAGATAGTAGAAGACAGCTTTTTCGTAGCCTATAGCACCATATTAGGCGGTACAAATGATGGCTATGTTAAAGAAAACAATAAGCTTAAATCTATTATTGAAATAAAGAACCCGGATAGCGCAAAACACATACAGATTTTAAGATGTTTGGATTGGAGTGATTTAAAAGATGTTGACGCGCAATATTATCACCAACCCCAGGCTAACATGATGTTTTGCGATGCTGAGTATTGTGACTTTATCAGCCATGACAGTAGAATAAAATACCCTGATTTACAATTGAAAATAATGCGTATTTATCCTTCAATGTTTTGGCGTAGGGAATTTACAGAACGTATAGATTTTGTAGCTGACTACATGAATGAAACACTGCAAAGAGCTTTACAAACACCAGAGTTAAACGAAGCTTTTAGGGTTGCAGATAAAATAAAAGCCATAGATAATTTAGTGAACGCTATGGAAAGTGTTAAACAAATAGCAAAATAGAATGATTTATATGGAAGGGATATTTGAATGCGTTTCACATTCACCTTTAGATGAAATGGATACAAAGCCACCATTTAATACTGCTTTTACGATCAATAAATTCTTAAAAAAGGGAGCATTTGTTGGTGTAAATACAGAAGGGAGAAACGTATCAACGGCATGTGATTGTGTTACATTGAATGAATTACACAATAGAATTTGGAAAGGCATAGTTGTTCCGTTTCCATTTTCGTGTTTCAGAGAAATACAAATGCCTAAACACATAAAAGAAATTGTAGAACAAGAATTTGAATTAACATGAACGAACAATATTTCAACACAAAACGTGAACGTGATGAATGGCTTGAATTACACGAAAAGAAAGTTGAAAAGCCAAAAGGAGAAAATAAAGCACATTGGACAAAGGCAGAAAAGAACTTTTTATTAAATAATGGTGCAGCAGAAAGTTTAACTCAATTAAACAGAAGTGAAAAAGCCATAAGCCGAAAGCTAAAGCAATTAACAAAAGATACAGAAATTAAGTTAAAAAGGAAAAATAGTATTCAAAAGCGTATTAAATTCCAAGATGACGTTGGAGAAATTTTGCAATTGAATTACAAGAATGATTATTCACACCATGAAAAAATGCCGACTTATAAATCAAGCGTACCAATAAGAAGTTTGCTTCATAAATAAAACATTTTTATAACTTTACAAACGAACAAAAAAGGCAATGAGAAAGAAAAAGGCAAAAGACCAAGCGGTTGAGAATTTAATCAACTTTCTTAATCAGGTTAAATTATTTTCAGACATGCGAAACAGTGCTAAACTACATACCATATCATCGATAGCAAAGGACTTTAGCGTGTCATCAACAGCCGGGGCAGCCATTAAGCAACTTAAAATAATAAAGCAAGAAGATACTTATACCTGGTATTGGATAGCCAAAGAACCAAGTAAAGAAATGGCTTTATTGGTACTTGATAACCTGCTTCACAGAAATAAAAAAGCATCCGACATAGCATTTCCTGAATTAGAGGCCATATCTAAGCAACTTTCAATTATTTCGGAGAGCATGGCACAAAGTACGGCTCAAAATAATATTGTCTTAAATCGCATAAAAAGTGGCAATAAAAGCCTTGACAAATCAGAGAAAAGTTTTCATAATGAATTAGATTTATTTTCAGAACAACAAAATAAACAAAGAGATAGGATTTATATTGCAGGGCAAATAGCATCAAGGCTTTATCCAAACGGGGTAGAAAATCTTTATTTAAATGAAATAAAACTTATAAACTCACATATAGTTTCAGCTACCGATGATCTTTTAAAACAACTTAATAATTAAAAAATGGAATATTTAAAATACGTTGGAATATGTTATGCCATTATAGGCTTAATATATGCTATAACTTTATTCATAGTGAGGCCAAAGCAGTTTTATAATTATTGGCTTTCAGGGTTTTTAAAGGACGTACTTTTATTTTTAATGTGTATATCACTTTGGCCGGTATGGTTATTACTTTCAAAGTTTAAATATGACATAGCCAAACATGAAGCGAGAATAAAAGCAGCACAAGAACCCAAAAAAGAACCTAAAATAGTTAGAGAAGGGCCTCAACCAGTAAGAACAAATTAATATGGAAATAAACGGCAAAAAAATACAAGAAACATTCAGTTATTACAATGTACTGGTAGAGAAAAATGAACCTAATTTAAATCTGCCTCAATCGGTTCCTGTAGTAAGAGATTATCAATTAGATAAAGTTATTGGTATTGCAAAGCCAAGATATTTAAACGGTGGAATATTGTGCGATATTTTTGTTTTTGATGATTGTCAAGGACTTTTTCCAGGCATTGGATTTAATACACATCCGCACAATAACATGCTTTTTTTAAGTATTGGAACCGAACACAATATAGACCACGATATTCAAAAATTATAATTTTAAATCAATTAAAAATGAGCAACACAGCACCAAGCAGCACAGCAATCCCAAAATGGATAAAGTCAGTCCACTTTCTGGACAAGAAAAAAAGTAAAAAAACAAAAATTGGCTACAATGAACGCTATAAGCCTACCAATTCAGAGGATATTATTACCAGTGAATTGCAGGGCACAAGCGATCAGATACGTCACCCGGCGTTTGACAGGGCAATGGAAGTATTTGCAGTACACGCAGTAATACGTACCGGCTTTGAAGAGCCAAAAGACAGGCATGGAAAAGCAATAGACGAAGATTGGTTCAAAGAACATTTGTATGAAGATGATGAACGCTTCAATACAGTAAAAGTCACCGGGATAATTATAACAAGCAAAAGCGGCGCGGATAAGTTCCAGATACTTTATGAAAAAGAAGCTGAGGACGGCGCTATCAGCAAGATTAAATCACCATCAATATCGTTAATAAAGGTTGATGGATGGAACTATTCATTGCAGGCATTTGCACAAAAGCATTTGGAAACATTACTTATTGAAGCAGCCGAGTTTCACAAAGGTAAAAGCGCAAACGGTCAGTTGACGATGAAGCTTGTCGCCTAACAATTTTTAAACTGAACACTTACCGGCCCGGCTAACAACCGGGCTTTTTTATCCTTTTAAAAATGGGAGCTGATTATTATTTAGAATTAAAAAATGACTTAATAGCATTGGGGTATAAACACGAAATAGATTGGCAAACAAATTTACAGCCAGTAAGTGACGCGTTTGTATTCAGGAATGAATGTATTTGGGTAATATTAAACAGCGGGCTGAAAGAACAAATTGCACGTTCAATTTGGAATAGCATTCAAAGCGCGTGGGCACACGGGTTTAATACAGATTTTGCTTTTAAACACCCAGGCAAAGTAAAAGCAATTGATTTTATAAGAGAAAACTATGAAGCTATTTTTGACGGTTATTGTACATCACTTGATAGATTAACATATCTGCAAAACATACCGTTTATAGGGCCAATAACCAAATATCATTTGGCTAAAAACTTAGGCTATGATGTAGTAAAACCTGACAGGCATTTAGTAAGAATTGCCAAAGAATACGGGTATGATAATCCAACTGAACTATGTAATTCAATAAGCGCTGCAACAGGCGATAAAATATGCGTAGTTGATTTGGTTCTTTGGAGAAGCGCTAATTTGGGTTTATTATGACAGCAACAGAAATAATACGCGCTGTCAGGGAACTTTATCACAACCAAGAATACAAGCTTAATAATACCTATTGGTACGGATGGGAAGCCGATTTCGGCTGCATAAGTTCAAACGGGTACATAACAGAAGTAGAAGTTAAGATAAGCCGGAGCGACTTTTGGGCTGACTTTAAAAAGGTTGATAAGCACAGGTATTTAGCCAACCACAGAGCAGAAGCATTGTTGGAAAGCAAATACCCATTTTATTCATTACAAGAGAAAGCACGTGATGAATTTTTAGCCAGGCATTTAACCAAAGAACCATACGAGTTTTATTTAAGAAAGGATAAAGAGGGGCCGTCAAGTCATGTTAGTTTTTGCAAACCATCCAATAGAATACCAAATAGGTTTTATTACGCGTGCCCTAAAGACTTGATAGGGCCTGATGAAGTACCAAAGTACGCCGGGTTGTATTACTATGTACCAAACCCCTTGTACCCTCAGCAAAAATTAACAGAAGTTAAACCCGCGCCGTTCCTGCATAAAGAGCAGCATGATAAAAGAGATATGCTTTTGGGTAAATACTATGCTATAAATAACAATTATGGTAATTCACTTTATTATATCAAAGAACAACTTTGGCATCATCTTGATGAAGAAGGAAAATTGATTTTGGAAAATGTAATAAAAAAAGCAAGTGTATAAAATATTTTTTACATTTGTGTATGGCAACAAACAAACAACCATTTGAATTTGACAGGCAATTTTTTAATAAAAACTTTTCGCTAACGTTTGCACCGGCTAAGGAAAAGATAAAGCCAATACTGGTAAAAAAGAAAGCAAGCCTGATAACTATTGACAGACTTTATCAAATAGCAGGCGTGAAAAAAGCAGATTTTTTAATCAAAAGTATATTAAAAATGAAGTGCGATAAAAAACAATACAAAGTGTCGGGTAAGGGCATTTTGTATGTTGCGGTGAAATAGTAATTTTAAAGCCTTTAGAACGATTTTTAATATATCAACGGTTGTTTGTACAAAAACAAAATAATAATGTGTTAAAATTAAGAAACAATATTTTTAGAATTGCTTTTAATTGCTGAAAAAGCATTATACTTGTAACCATTATTTAAGGTATAGTTTTTGTGAAGTAGTGAGCATAGAAACCATACAACTGGGGTCAATTTTAAAATTGCCGGGACGTAAACTCACTACACGTTTCCGGCTTTTTTATTTTAATGGCAGATTTTATAATACGAGAACGTTTTGAAAGTGGATTTGCACAAGTGCCAACTTCTGCATTAAGGGATAAAACACTTTCATTGAAAGCTAAGGGGCTATATGCCTATCTTTTTTCATTACCGGAAGATTGGAAAGTTTATAAAACTGAAATAGTAAATAATTTTTCTGACGGAAAAGATAGTATGAATGCGGCTTTTAAGGAACTTGAAAACAATGGTTATATAACAGTTAAAACCATACGAGATGAAGCATCTAAACAATTTAAAGGTTCTGTATTAACATTGCATATAAAGCCATTGCGGGAAACCCGCAGCGGGAAACCCGTTTACGGGGAAGCCGTTAATGGCAAATCCGCACCTACTAATATTAATAATACAAATACTATACAGAATAATATTTCTTTATTTAACAATAAAGAAGATCTTTTTTCTAAATTCATAAAAGAGTTTAATATAGCTACAGGGAAAAAATGCAAGGAAATAGAAAAGGTAAAAAGGCAATTTATACAAAGGCTTAAAACATATTCATTTGATGAAATAATGCAAGCGGTTAAAAACGCAGTAAAAGACGAGTTCCTTGCATCAAAGAATTTTAATGACCTTACGCCTGAATTTATAACCAGGGCGGATAAATTGGATCGCTATATTAACTACAAGCCAAATATTAAGAAAGAAGAACCCAAAATAACCATAACATCAAACAGAATAAATCACAGGAAATGAGCAAAAAGCAGATAATAGTTCCACCACAAGTAGGAGATATAATTCCAATTTGGGGGAACGCCATAAATAGAAGCCTTAAGGATTTTATAAAATGGTTTAATGAAAATTATAAAGTTGAGAAAATAGAAAAAGATGACGCACCGCAACCAAAATAATTTAGGGAAATTACCACCACAGGCCGTTGACCTTGAAGAAATGGTATTGGGTGCTGTAATGCTTGAGCGAGATGCTTTGGGAAGTGTAATTGATTTTTTACGGGCCGGTATGTTCTACATGGACAAGAACCAAAAGATATTTGATGTTTGCTTGCAACTGTTTGCAGATGGAAGACCGATAGACATTGGCCTCGTAACACAAGAATTAAGAGCAAACGGTCAGCTTGAAATGATAGGCGGCGCTTACTATATAACTGAACTTACAAACAGGGTTGCATCAGCAGCTAATATAGAATTTCATGCAAGGATTATCCTACAAAAGTTTTTGCAGCGTGAAATGATAAGACTTTGCACTGGCTGTATTCAATCAGCTTATGAAGATACTACAGACGTTCTTGAATTAATGGATTTATTGCAGGTGGAGTTATTTAAGCTTAATGAGGTAAAGGGTTCAAACAAGATACAACGTATAGACGAAATAATTTTAAACCGCATTGAACAGTACAAAATAAAATACGATGATGAAGTTACCGGCATACGCTCTGGTATAAACCCACTTGACAAAAAAACAAACGGTTGGCAAAATGGCGATTTGATTATCATAGCCGCTCGACCAGGTATGGGGAAAACAGCATTTGTCTTAACGTGTGCAGCATCAGCAGCCAAAGCCGGTATTCCAACGCTTGTGGATGAACTTGAAATGTCGGCAGAGCAATTAGGTGACCGCGTGATAGCCAGTGAAACAGATTTTTATCTTGAAGACTTAATAAAACATCATATATCAGATAATGAAATTAAAGAATTAACAACCAAGCTAAAGGCTATATTTGGCGCACAACTTTTTATTGACGATACACCGGGCCAAACAATTGTCACCTTACGTAGCAAAGCCATACAACACAAAAAGAAACACGGCCTAAAACTGTTAATCGTGGACTATCTGCAACTAATGGAAGTAATAGGCGATAACCGTGAGGCCGGGATAGGAAGCATATCGAGGGGGCTTAAAAAGCTTGCTAAGGAACTTGAAATTCCAATTATAGCCCTGTCACAGTTAAGTCGTGAAGTTGAGAAAAGACAAGACAAGACGCCAAAGCTTTCAGACCTACGTGAAAGCGGCTCAATAGAACAGGATGCAGACCTGATTATATTCTTACTACGTCCAGAGTATTACGGTGTGAAAACAATGCCAGAAGAAGGGTTTGTAAATACAGATGGGTTATGTTTGGCTATCATAGCAAAGCACAGGAACGGCAACCCAGGCGACATGATACCTATGAAGTTTAACGGCGCTTTGATGCAGTTTTCACAATGGGAAGCAGATGGCCCAGAACAACAAACAGCTAACTTTTAATTATGTGGTATATCTATGTAATGTGCAATAGCGATAACCAATGTTTCCACACCGGCGTATGTCTTGATGTAGAAAAATGTGTAGCGTTTTATAATAGTATAATTTGCATTAAAAAAGAATTTAAGCTTAACCGGCTTGTGTATCTTGAGGGGTACGAAGAAAAAGAAAATGCACAAGCCAGGTTTATGGAACTTGTCAGCGTGCCCACGGCTCAACTTGTAGAAATAGTCAAGGCTGTAAACCATGAATTAACAGAATATATCATTGGAGAAAATATAGAATTATGAACACAATGCAAGTAAGATTTATGCTGCATATTAACGGCATAAACCAAAAATTAAGGCAAATAATGGCATTTGATAAAACCGGCTTAACAGATGAAGAAATAGCCGATTTAAGGCAGTCATTTACTATCAACCAAATGAGACTTGAAAACGGGATAAAAGCATTTCAAAACCCTTTACATGTCAGATAATTTACAAGAATGGCAAGAAGCAAAAGTATTTTGCAAGCTATTAACAGAAACAGAGGCCGGTTTGAAAACAATAAAGCCAGGTAATGAATATGCGATAAGAAGCATGAAAATGTTTAAGCAATATGGTGAGGAAGTGGCTATCGAAGTTTGCAAATTATTCATAGATATTAATTCAGATTATTATTTAAGTAACAATTATAAATACATTAAAAGAAATAAGGCATAAAATTTGCTTTGTATTTAATTATAAAATATTTATTATATTTGTACCGAAATGATTAGTCAAACAGAAAATGAATGCGCGCTCATACATATATACGTTGAAAGACGATATTAAAGGGAACCCTCGTTTATCCTATGACCTCGGATTGCAAATTATTTCGGAAGACACCAAGTATCTTGAATTATCAACACCAAAAGGCCCGGTTAAACTGGACAAGTTTGAATATATGAACAAATTCAAAGTTTTTGACAACGGCTCAGTTTTCTTTGTGGTTTGCAATAAGCAAGCGAATGCAGATTATGTATTTGACTTTTTGCTTAACTATGCAATAAATAAGATTGATACAAGGGTTGACTTTTTACATAATTTAAAACAGCGTTACCGTAATTTATTAAATCAAAGAAAGGGACTTATTGCAGCAGCATAAGTAAATATAGATTGTTTTATGTTTTTGTTTACAGGCCCGGTAAAGTGATTTATCGGGCTTTTTGGTTTAATAAAAATTATTTTATATTTTATTTGCAAGTAATATAAAAATTATTTTATATTTGTAGTGTCAATAAGGCAATGAAGCATGAGACATAAAACTTGCAAAAATGAAAACTTTAAAATTAACACAATTCGCAGCAGAAGTAGAAAAATTAGCTTTATCAGTTGGACAAGCATATTCATGTGTTAAAGTTGGTATAACTACCAGTAAATGGAAAGATAACCCAACAGAATATCAAAATGAATTTATGGCTTATATCAATGGTTACAATTGGGTGGCAGCAACTACACCAACAGCTTGTTTAGATGCAATGAAAAAAGAAATTAAGAAAGAAGAATTAATAGAAATAGTTATATAATACTGTAAAGTTCCGCAAGTCTTTGCGGTCTACCAACCCCATAGCCAGAAACGGCATGGGGATTTGGTGGTGAACAAAAAGACAAAACATTATGAAACTATTAAACCTGTTTAAAAGGAAACAAACACCTGTAGAATGGTGGGGCTATAAGGCCATAGATGGCACTTACCACGCATTCAAATTAGTAGACATTAGGGATTATTATTTGGTTAAACAATCAGATTATTGCCTGATACCTGTAGCGCCTTTTATGGCATTAAACAAACAAACAGCATTACAAACCATTAAAGACACCACAGATGAAAAAGTTACCCACACTCATAAGGACACTTTGCTTACCGCGTAGGGTATGTCAGCACCTTTTTGGTGATAAACATACTTTTACGCACAGGCTTATCGCGGGTTTAATTATAGCAATGATAGGTGTGATTTTTGCCAAATGGCTTGAAAAATCACAGTATGAAATAGTATCAGGTTTAGGAGATTTGGCAGGCTACACATTCCACGGAATAGGCATCACGCCAATAATTGAGGAGCTTTCAAAAGATACAGCAGAAGATATAATTTAAAAAATGAAATTAATAAAGGGGTAGTTCACACTGTAAAGGTGTGTTACAACTTTAGGATAGCGAGAAAGTACTATCAACCCCTTTATTTAATATTTAAAAATAAAAAAACGAACGAACAGAAAATGGAAGGGGTATTTAATTTATTTGAATTGCCAGTTGGCGAAACAGTAAAAAATGGAGTTGCTACATTAGCAAGCTATAAAATAAGTGGTGAGCAAGCCATGATGGAAAACTTAAGATTGGTAAGAGATGGCGGTTGGTTATTTAGAGTTACAGAAGGTGAATATATTAAGCTTATTGTAAATAACCAATTGATGATGTCAGATACACCAATGGAAAAAAACTCAAATCAAGAATTTGTTAGAAACGCAAATGGTCATGTTTTTATAGCAGGTTTAGGTATAGGTTTAATATTAAACGCCTTAAGGGATAAGGTTAAAAGCGGCATAGTAAACAAAATAACAGTTATTGAAAAATACCAAGATGTTATAGATTTAATATCGCATAAGTTTAGTGATATGCCAATAGAATATATCTGTGATGATGTTTTAAATTATAAACCCAATAAAGACCAAAAATATGATACCATATATTTTGATATATGGCCCACAATAAGCACAGATAATTTACCGGAAATAAGCAAATTGCATAATAGGTTCAAAAACCATAAGAATAAAAATAATCCATCTTGTTGGATGGGTTCATGGATGCAAAAGTATTTACAAAATAAAAAGCGAGAAGAAGCAAGGTATTCATATTACTGGTAATAACATAAAATGAAAAATTTTAAAATAGAAAAATCAAAACAAGGGTATAAGGTTATACCCTTTACAAAGCAAGATTGCCGCGACCTATTTGGATCGCCAGGCATTTGCGATATGTGCGGGAACATTGCTGATAATGGCAAATACATTTTTGTACTTCATAATTATGAATGCCAGGCCTGCTTTAAGAACTTTGAAAAAACAATACCGTTTTTTACTGAGGACTTAAAAGCAGAGGAAAGAAACGTTTTAATATTTAAACAAAGACACGCCGGTAAGGCAGAATTAATAGAACAATAACTTTAAAAATCAAAAATCATGTTAACAGAAAAACAACAAGAAAACGACAAAGTATTTAAGCAGATTATGGACTTAATCGCAAAGCTTGATATACAAAGAAAAGACAATACTGAAAAAACAGATGATGCAGTATTTTTCATAGCTGTACAAAACCACAAAGATGGTAAAGGTGACAAAATAAATGTATTGACAAGTTTTGCGGGTTCAGATGCAGGATTAGCAGATGGCTTTAATGAAATACTTCAACAAGGCGATGATAATCCATTGCCAGGGCCTATCCTAAATGCAGCATCTAACATACTTGGCATGTCAGATAATCCAATGATACAAGCATTAGCCGATATGGTAGCAAGTTACGCTCAATCAGAATATAACGCTATGGAATGTGATTGTGCTGAATGCAGGGCTGAACGTGAAAGAAATAAATGTAAAGACGAATAAAAACAAACAAACTTTAAAACTTAAAAAAATGTACAACGAAGAACAAAAAAGGAACAGGGTTATAGTAGCCGAAATGACCGAAAGATTAAAGGATATTAAAATGAATACATCAGACCTTAGAGACGATGCTATTATGTTGATAGGTTTAACAAATGATAATGATACAAACGAAAGTGAGTTAAGTAATTTAACGACTGGCACAAATGTGTCATTGCAGCGCGCTTTAATGATGAGCGGTAAAAAAGAGCCTCGCTTTAAAAAAGCACTATATTTAGCAGCCGCTGAACTATTAAAGGACGAAAAGGAAGTACCGCTACTTTTTGCGGCCCTTGAAATAGTTAAAAGTGTAACCAATAAAAAACCACAAACACCGCCTTGTAAGGCATAACAAACAAACGAAATGGAGAAAGTAACATTTAAAACCGGGCTGTTAAGAATTGTAATAGCCGGAATGACAATAAACGATACAAACAAAGTGCCTATTGGCTAAAACCTATCAGATGACCCTGAAATAGGTGGGTTGATAAAAACATTAAAAAGTTACGATAAAGGGCAAAACACTACAGAAATGGTAGAAATTGATTTAACTGAAATTCAAAAGCAGATACTCAGCTATTCAATGAGTAAATTAGGTGAGTTATTAATGTTTGAAGCAAGCTGTATATAAATGTCAGAACAGGAGTTTTTAAGCGTTGATGCAGGTAAAGTATTTGCCAAAGGCGAAATAGAAAACAGCCCAAAAGGGATTTATATGACAGACAGCAACCCAGGCAAATTATTGTGTTGGGTTGCTAAAAAAGGGTATAATGAAGATTGGGTCATTTACATATATTGGGATGACGCCGGTTACGAATATTGCACAACAAACGGCGATAAGGTTCAAAACGAAGCTAACATTAAAAAGCTGTTACCAGGCTGTGACGGCATCTTAAACAGGTACAGGCATTAAATATGAAAACAGTTTACAGGGTTGAAGATAAAAACAACCAATATGGGCCTTATTGGAAAAACCTTAATTATTCAGATATGTTTCCATCGCTTGAACGTCATTCAAGGTACAATCAACGACCAGGTTGGTTATCAGGATTTAAACAAAGCGAACTATGGGATTTCAGGGAAGATGCCGAAGATAACAACCAAGAATGTGTATCAGGGTTTGCAAATATTAGGGATGTGTATAAATGGTTTGGCGGTTTGATACCTCAGTTTTATAAAAAATCAAAACTAAGAATAGTTAAATACACAGTAAAAGACGAAGATGTTTTAACATCAACGCTTGGAAATCAGATAATATTTAGGAGACCCAAAAAACAAATATGATAAAATATATTTTATAAATAAATTATTTTTTATAACTTTACAAAGAACAGAAAGGAGAAGAAAATGAACAAAGTAGTAATAGCAAACGCCTTACAAGCTGCATTATCAACAGCTGAAAATTCACTCAAGTATTATCAAGAACAGATACCATACTATGAGAACAAAATAGCCGAAGAAAAAAATAATATAGAAGCTTTAAAAGCTGAATTGGAAGCTATACAAACCGGGCAAACAACAGCCACGGAATTATAAAACAAAAAGCAATTAGCCTCAACATAAAGTTGGGGCTTTTGCGGTAAATAGTAATAGAGATAATTAACAAAATCATGGACAAAATCATTAACAACCTATTTAAGTACATTAAAAGAGACAATTTTTTAATTGATTTTACGCAAATCAACCCCAAAGGCGGTATAGCCCACCGTGGGTCAGGAAAGTTAACAAACTACAAAGCCGGTAAAGGGTACACCAACGAAGACCTGATTGGCTTAAAGGAAGGTTTGTTAAAATTGGGCAACCACATTATAAAAGAAGCCAACAACATTGTAGTGGAAATACAGGAAACACCAACAGAATAAAATGGAACTTTTTGAACATGACTATGGGACGGCTTCTAAAGAAATAGACGAAACCGACATCACAACCACGTTATTGTACTTCTCAACAGAAGAACTAAAAGAATTTAAAAAGCTATCCAAAAAAGGCATTAAAGAACTATTTGGTGCTGATTATTTGGAAAAAGGCAACTTGTCGGATTTATTGTTACACCTTTTAAGGGAAAAATATGGAACACCAACAGCGCAAAGCGCCACAAGTGATAATAGCAAAGAAGAAACTAACTGATGACGAAGCCGAAAAACTTTCCGGTAAGTTTTTAACAGATAAAGACTACGACCAGGTAATAAGGGAAGATACAGATTGTTACTCAACAGACGGCACGTTGTTGTTTAAGTTCAGGAAAAAGGTAATACCGATGCGTATTTTAAAATCAGGTTACGATGCTTTTAAAGGCAGCATAGAACTAACAGAGGGGCGTGGAATTGCTTCTGGTAGTTCACACAAGCGTATAAGAAAAGATGGCTCTACATCTAAAATAACAGTAGGCAACAAAGTACGTAGTGGCAATGTGGGTTATATGGACCCGAGCGCTATGATAAAATATTGCAGGCGTACAGGCTTTGCTAAAAAATATTTTGAAGAGTTTAAGCAAGGAATACCGTTTGTGGAGTTTGTAGATGGACTGTATAAAGAACTTTGCCCACAACACCACAAAATACAATCAAACATAGCTAACGGCACAAACATCAACTACATGATAGGCAACAGCAGTTTTACAACCGGTGACCGTAAACCAAAACTTTATGACAGCAGTTCACAAAGATAGCGGTGATTTGCCGCAAGGGTTTGGAAACCTTTGCATTTACAGAGAGGGCAAATACAAAGGTGGCTTTTTTTGCTTGCCACAATACAGAATAGCTATAGACCTAAAAAATAGGGATATGTTATTTGTAGATGTTCATAAATGGCATGGTAACACGCCGTTTAATGCAGTTAGTGAAGATGCTTTAAGAATAGCCTTTGTTATGTATTACCGCGAGTATATGTACAAATGTAAAAGCCCGGCTGAAGAATTATTAAACACTAAAGTACAGGAAACTGGATATTGGAGATTATGACATTAAGCAATGTAGAAAATATCAGCGACTTACACGTTGGTATGGACTTTAGGAAAGCAGAATACCGACGTGAAGTTTTTTTAAGGTTCTATGAGTTCCATACCAAGTATAAAGCGCACCCAGGCGCGGTATATTACACAATGCCATATTTGTTTGAAGCCTTTAATTTAAACACAGAACAAAAATATTGGCTTTGCTTTTTAAATGGTGTTTGCCAAAACATCATAACCACATGGGAGATTTTTAACAGGTTTCCAGAAGTACCAAAAGATAAAAACAGGTTGGATGAATTAAGTATTTTTTTTAGGGCAAACTATAAAAAATTTGGTTGGGATACAGATAGGAGATATGTTAAAAACCAATTTGAAAAGTGTGTTGAAAAATACATGGAATTATTAGCAGGCGGCACACAGGAAGAATACTTTGACGCATATTGCAATGAAAATGCCACGGTTAATTTTGACAACCTGTGGAATGTAGTCATGTCACAATTCTATTTATTTGGCAGATTAAGCACATTTAGTTATTTGGAGTATTTGAAAATAGCCGGGCTAAATATAGAATGCAGTACCCTATTTTTATTTGACCTTGATGGCAGCAAAAGCCATAGGAACGGCCTTTGTAAAGTATTGGGCCGTGACGACCTTGATTGGCATAGTAGCAACCCGGCATTTAATGGCTATGAAAAAACACATCTAAAGGCTCTTGAATACGAGGGTGAAATACTCCTGCAGGAAGCAAAAGCGCGCGGCATAGATGCAAGTTACTTTACGCTTGAAAGCACACTATGTTGTTATAAAAGTTGGTATCGCAAAAACAGGCGTTACCCTAACGTTTATAACGATATGTTTTATGAACGCATATTAAGGAATGAAAGGGAATGGGGACGCAAGAACTTTTTATTCCGTGAGATAAGGCAAAGCTGTTTACCACCACATTTATTGATAGAAGAAAATTACCGTGACCCAGGGTTGAAGCCCGAAAAGCAAAATTGGTTCAGGGACACCGGCGAAGTAATAATGATGGACAAAGAATGGCATTGTTTTAAAAACGGCTTTAACGATACATACTATGGAATTATTTGAACTGACGCCGGTTGAAAAAATAGGGGATTTATACTTTAAGCGGGAAGATAAATTTCTACCAGATGGGCCACGCAGCATAAACGGAACTAAATTAAGGCAACTGATTTGGCTTGTAGGTCACCAAGTAGCAATAACCCCAAATATTAAAGGCATCATATACGGAACCGTGACAGGTAGCCCCCAACACGCTTATAGTGCATGGGTAGCAAACCATTATGGATTGGATTGCATAGGAGTTATATCAGCAATTGATATAGATAAGTATAAAAACCTTAAGTATGCAGAGCAGAACGGCGTTGAATTTATTTACAGTAAAGTAGGGTACGCAAAAACATTGGAAGCTAAAGCTTTTCAATTGCAAAAAGAACACTATCCGGATTATTACCTGACTGAAACCAATATTGTAGTAAACAACAAAAGAAACAATCCGCAAATAGTAAGGCGTTTTCACAATGTTGGCGCTGTACAGGCTGCAAACATTCCAGACCATATTGAAACGCTAATCATACCATGCGGGAGCGGCACAAGTACTATCAGTATCTTATACGGGCTTTATTTAAACAAGCCTAAAAATCTAAAAAAGATTGTACTGATGGGCATCGGCAACGTTGGCAGTAATAATATAGGGTTTATTTGGAAGCGACTTGACTACATAGACCCGTTTATAAAAATGTATTTGCGTGAATTTGATTTTGTGCATTACAACCTAAACGGAACCGGGTACTGCAAGTATGAACAGCTATTTAAAGAACAATACAACGGGGTAGTTTTCCATCCACGCTATGAAGCTAAATGTTGGAGATATCTAAAAGAGTACCACCCGGAATTATTAAATGATAAAACACTTTTTTGGATAATAGGAAGCGATTATGAAGTCTAACATTATACTTATAATAGGCGCGCCAGGCACAGGAAAGACGTGGCTCATGCAGCAGCTTATTTCACATTATGGCATAAACAAAAACGTTTACAGCTATGCTACGGGCCAATACAAGTACCTTAAACAAAATGGGGTCATGATTATAGGCGTATATGATGGTAGCACGTTCCAAGGTAGCGACAAGCTAAGTATGTCTATTATGCAAAGCAATAAACTGATAGAGCCGGTTTTTAAGACGGTGGATGCAGTATTTTGCGAGGGTGACAGGTTTACTAACAGTACGTTTATAAACACGTTCAACCCTACTATCGTGCGGATAAAAGGAGATGGCGCGCAGGGCCGTGAGCAAAGAGGTAGTTCACAGTCAGAAAGACAAATAAAAAGCATAACAACGCGGGTAAACAATATAACGGCTGATATTGAATTTGAAAATTCATTGGATTGCTTTAACTACCTGATATCACTACACCACGTTTATAATGACAACTGAGCAAAAGCTTGCAACTATTGACTTTGAAAATTCATGGTTAATAGGCTGTGAAAATTCACAGGTGATAACAAACGCATTACGGGCCAAAGGTGTAAACGCATATTCATGCGACCTGTTACCAACTTCAGGCAACGATGAGTATCATTTACAATGTGACGTTTTGGAATTGCTGAACATGGGATGGTTTGCCGGTATATTCCATCCTGATTGCACATTCTTGACAGCAGCAAATACTTACATAAAGCGCGGCTGTAGTAAATATACACCCGAGCAAGCTATAGAGTTTAGGGAGCAAGCTATAGAGTTTAGGGAGCAAGCTATAGAGTTTTTTCTAAAATTTACAAATTCTAAAATCCAAAAATGGGCTATAGAAAACCCTATTGGAATAATGTCATCCATATATCGCAAGCCTGATCAAATAATCCACCCGTGGCAATTTGGGCATGATGCAAGTAAAGCGACTTGCCTGTGGATAAAAAATTTTCCTTTGCTTAGGCCAACGCAGCACATAGCGCCGCGATTAGTAAACTATAAACCCAGGCGAGGCAATCAAACAGACAGCGGACAAAACAGATTAAGCCCGTCTGAGGACAGGTGGAAAGAAAGGGCTGAAACATATCAGGGGATTGCTGATGCTATTGCAGCTCAATGGAGCGTTCCTTATATGGATAACCAATTAGCATTATTTTAAAATGAAAGGTTGGAGAAAAGTTTTATATGCAGCAGATTGTGAATATGAGGATTGGGATGATGAGCATGAGTGCCCAATTTGCCCAAAACATAAAATAGATTATGCAGAATGTGATTGCCCCGGCCCAACACAAGATGACTTATACTACTACAGGGTAATAAAAGTCGTACTGTACGCAAAAAAGAAACAAGATGAATAACTTATTTGACCTACCAGAATTAAGCAAAAGCGAAAAGCTTAAAAAATCACGAAAGGTAACAACAGACCTAACGCGTCAAGTTATTGATTGGCTTAATAACACCATGCAGTTTAAGGTACACAGGTCAAATAACTTTCCATCACCACGTATAAGCCGTACAAAGGAGCAATTCAAATACCAAGACAGTAATGGTGATGAGCAGGTTTTTGAGTATGATAAGGTAGAGATATTCTTTAAAAAGAACAACATTAAAGAAAAGATATTGGATATAAGTGGCTTTAGAATAGGTGATGGGAAGCATATAGAAATAGAGGTGAAAACCGGCAAAGACGAACTGTCAGAAGGCCAAGTTAACCGCATTAAAGAAATTACAGCAGCAGGCGGGATAAGCTTTGTGTTTGATAGCATGGAGACATTTTTAATGCAGATAAAACCGTACGTGGAAACCAAATACGCATTTTAATAAAAATTATTTTATATTTTATTTGCAAGTAATATAAAAATAATTTTATATTTGTAGTGTAATAACAATGTAGTTATTATTTAAACGCTTGACGGCAATGAAAACTTTACCATTAAACTCACAATTAGGCAGCAATGAAGAAATTGCATCATCTGTAATAATGTTTGCACCTTCAAAAAGATTTGATACCGAACAGGCAGAATATACACTTTCTTTTATTGAAAGAAGCAGGGGTTATAAATTACTTAGTTGTGATAGAGAAAACATATTAAATCTTGTTGAAAGTCATTTAGAAGCCTGTTATGATTAATTAAGCCCTTTAAGTCCGTCAAGCTACGGGTTAAACATTAGCGCAACGCTCATAAGGCTTGCGCTTTTGGTGGTAAAAGCACTTTATAAAAATGGAACAAACAAACAAACTCGGATTAATACCATTAAGAAACTTTGGTATAGTTAACAAAGAAAGTCAAGTTTACAGATCAGCACAACCAATTTATAGCTATGAATATGAATGGTTGCGTAAAATGTTAAATATAGACTGCATTATAAACCTAAGAGCAGAAAGCAGGCATGATAATAACTTAGCACCAAAACACGGGATAGAAGTTGTGAATATTGACGTAGAAGATCACAAAGCACCAACAAAAGAACAAGCTGATTTATTCATTAAAATATTACATGATAAATTAGATAAACGCGAAAGTGTGCTGATACATTGTGAACATGGGCATGGGCGCACTTCTACATTTTCAGTATTGGCAGCTATAATAATGGGCCAAACATTAGATCAAGCCATTGCACAGGAAAATAATGACTTTCATTACCAATTTAGGCATCCGCAACAAATTGATTTTTTAAATAAATATTGCGAAAAACTACAACCGGCATAATTATGTTAACAGCAGAATTTAAAAAACAACTTGAAGATATGGGGTATCACCATATAGTTGAATTTCCAAATAAAGGGATATGTGCATTGTTTAACTTCATTTATACAACTGGATTAGTGATTGGAATTGATGAATATAGTTATCAGGGTAGGTATTGCTATAGTCACCCGGTTCATGCCATTAAAGCATTAAAAAAATGGGATGGTGTTGGTGACCCGCCGGGGGATTGGATTAAATATAAAGGTATAGGGGGTGAACGGTGCAATCAAAAAGTTGAATATGATTTTTAAAAAAGTAAAAAAGGGGCAACAATTCTTATATAATAATAGCATTGTTTGGGTTGTACACCAAAAGTCAGCCAGCGATGTTGTTATAAAATTAATTGAACACCCGTGGGATGAAACCGACATTATAATAGTAAACATTGATGACCTTAAAGAGATAAAAGCAGTAAAAACAGTTATAAAACAAAAGCCAATAAAGGCAGAAAAAAAAGTTGATATTAGAGAAAAAAATGTATTTTTTGCCTCACAAATGTTAACTATGCCTAATAACTGCGAAAACTGTAATAAAACATTAAACGCCAAATCAAACTTTGCAAAAAGATGTGTAACAGCTCATATATTACCCAAAAGCACATTTAAGAGTGTGGCAACAAACCCCAAAAATATAATGTTTTTAGGGGTTGGAATATTGGGTATTTGCCAATGTCACGATACTTGGGATATGTTAGATGCAGAAACCAGGCTAAAAATGAAATGCTATGATATAGCTATAAAGCGTTTTGAAGAATTTAAACACCTACTTACACCACATGAATATAATAGGGCATTAACTTATCTTGGGATAACAAAAAAATGATAAATACAGAACATTTATTATGGTTACTGATACCAATTGGGTTTATAATTGCGGCGTTGATAAGTGAACGCGTGGTTATAAAAGAAAATAAACGCGGTAGGGCCGCACACCAGGCAAATAGTATCTTTAGTTTATGTGCTATGCTTGCTATAATATCATTTACTATAATTGCAATTTACATAGGTATAAATGGATAGAAAATGAGAGTATCGCGAAAACATATCAATAAAATCCAAATAAAAGGGTTTAGGCGAAAATTGGTTGAAGAAAACGCAGCCAAAAGAAACAGCCTTAATTCCATAGCCACTTGTGAAGAGGGCAAGTATTTTGTAATATGCCCTAAATGTGGAGTTAAGAAAAAAATATCAATAATGAAAACAGATGAACTACTAACATTTGGAAGCATTAGTTTTCATTGTAGTGAATGCAGAAATTATAAATATCCATATACAATAACCTTAAAATAAACACATGAAAAAACTACTAATCATCGGATCATTATTATTTGCTACAGTAGCAGTAAAGGCACAAACAACAGACGCTAAAATTGACACCAATTCAGAAAAGATACTTTTCAGGAACGTAAACATTCTACAAGGTTATTTGCATAAAGTACCAATAGACGCAATATTAAGGGACAAATTGGATAGTGTTTATACGCAAACAGTAAACATTATAAACCGTGATTACAACCGAGCAAAGATGCAGGTGCAAAAACCTGAGCATAAAATAACAAAAAAACCATGATGGGAAAGTGTTTGCTTGAAATAGTCCTTAATAATCCGTTTATAGAGATAAAGACGGACAAGATAATTGATGTAGTGGAAAGTGTGTTTGAAGAAACCGGCAAAAGGATTAACTTTAAGCAGGCTGTTCTTTATTACAAAAACAACAGAGGGCAAGACAGGAAGCGCAAACTAAAAAATACATTTATGTTATGGCTAATAAATTAACAGATGAAAGCTTAATGCCATTTGGCAAACATGCCGGTAAAAAAATGGTAGATGTACCACCTGATTATCTTTTATGGTATAAAGAACAAAAATGGGAAAAGAATAAACAGGTAATGGATTACATCAATGAAAACATGCAAGTGTTGTTACAGGAAATTGACCTTGCTAATATAGCTAAGAATAAAAATGCTTGAAATATTATTTGAACCATATAGATATTCCAAATCATACTACGAAAAACACGCTAATTATAATGATTGGAATAATCAAAATAATACAATCAGGGATTTACGTGGCAGGCCCACAATATGGGCTAATGGAAAGAGAATAAAAATAACACCATTAGGTAGCTTAGATAAGGCATTTGATATTACTAACATTTCATGGCTAATAGAATGTGAAAACGTAATTACAGGAGAAATAATAAAACTACGCTGCGGATCAAAGTTTGGTGAAGATACTTTAAAATCAAACTTGCCAAAAGCGGTTAAGTTCATATAAATGTATTATAACAAACTACAAAAGTTAGAATTGGTATTAGCTATAATCAACAAGGTTGATGAAGAACTCAACAATGTTTTTAAAGAACCACAACCAGGTAATTATACACAGCAGGAAATAAAAAACCACCTTGAAAAGATTGCACATAACAGGTATAAAAAAAATAATATAAATAAGTAAAAACATATAAAATTTTTATTATATTTGTATTCAGCAACGATGATAACAAAAAGGTATAACAATTAAAAAAGGGGGAAACATGAAATAAGAAATTTTTAAGCATAATATATTAGGATATAAAATTTGATATTAATAGCCTCATAGCGCCATAGCCATAAACCGGCATGGCGTTTTGAGGTGAACAAAAAGAACACTTTTTAACATGAGCAGAAAAAACTATATTATAAATTTAAGTGTAATGTCAACAGATGAGTTGATAAGGGAGCACGAAAGCATTTCAGATATGTTACCACAACTAACATTAAGATGGCCGCTTTGGAAGGGGATGTTGGCCCTTGTTGAAGATGAAATGAACAAAAGGGTAGTAAACGCTTTACCTTAGATTGCTATGATATATACAAAATGCACCAACTGTCACAAAGGAACAGGATTTAAAATTTGCACTTGTGGCTATGATAAAGAACACGGTAAGATGCTGAATAAAACTCAACGGTTTTTTAATAGATATTTTTGGCCGGGAATATTAATAGCATCCATATTATCAGCACTTGCAATAGTCCATTATATAAACAAATAAAAAATATTTTATATTTTATTTTGTAGTATAAAATTTTTATTATACATTTGTTTCAACAAACAAACGTTATAAACTTTAAATTTTAGAAAACATGGAATTTGCACAGTCATTCAAAACCATTTGGGAAACCACTTCAAAAGCCGGTAAAGCGCTGATAGTAGTAGTAGGGGTAGTTACAGCGGCATTAATTGTTGTTGCGGCTATAACAGGCCCAAAATATTAATAAAGTCCATTACAGCGCTTTATTTAAGCCCATAGCCACACAAGGCATGGGCTTTTAGTAGTACAAAAAGCACTTAATTTTAATAACAAATGGCAAAAGCAACTTACAGCTATAAGGTCCAGAATGATTTTATTATCATAACAGACCAAGATTGCGGGGGAATGTCAGTTACCAACGACATTGAAAACGTAATTAAAGAAATAGAACAAGCGGAAAATATTGACGCGTGTAACTATCACATTATTTATAGAGATAGCATGGGATTATGGGATGGGTTTGACGCTTACAGTCAAGAGTTTATTTCACTATGTGAGCTTAATGAAGAAAACGCTATTAACCACTTTAATAAACTTTTAAAGGTTTGAAAAGATACAGTATACAAAAGCAACCGGCAATACTTGAATTGAAAAAACAGATTGCTTTAAAGATTAAAAGGGATAAAGATTTCATTTTGCTTAACGATAAAATGCCTTATTCATGGTTTGGTGTTTTAAAAATAAACGAGCAAAACATAATACAAGTTGAATTTAAAAACTTTATAATACTCAAAGGTGTAAATTACGTTCACATTAGGGATGGGTTTAGAAAGCACTTAACAATAAAAGAACTAAAAGAGCTTAACGAATTACTAACATGAAAAAATACATACTAACAGAGGTTGTGATAGCCATAATTTTATTGGCTTTGCAACTAACAAATAAAATACAAACAGGCCAGGCATTCCTTTTAATGTTTTGCCTTTCAGGTGTAATAATTATTTACTTATCAATAAAGAAAAATGGCAAAAGAAGCTACAGCTAAAAAACGCGATATGTATAGCGGCGCGTGGATAACCGAAAATGCTATCAAAATAATTAAGCGTTACGAAAAAGGTGTTTTAACATTGCGCGCGCTGCATTACCAACTTGTAGCCATTGGAATGACCAACACCATACAGCACTATAAACGTGTTGTAAATGCAATGATTGAAGCCAGGTGGAACGGCCTTGTAGATTTTGCTGCATTTAGTGACCACGACCGCGAAGTTTTAGGCATCACAGATTATGTTGAAACAAATGTTGATGATGCAATATCAGAAGCCAAAAAAAGTATTGAAAGTTGGATGAAGTACTACTTTAAAAACAAGTGGGAAAACCAACCTATTTACCCAGAGGTATGGATTGAAAAGAAAGCATTGCAGGGCGTATTCCAAAGACCTTGCCAAAACCAGAGAGTAGCACTTGCACCGTGTAAAGGCTACCCATCATTAACGTTCTTGTATGAAGCAACCAAACGTTTTGAAGCCGCTGAATTTGCCGGTAAAAGGGTAGTGATACTTTACTTTGGTGACTATGATGCAAGTGGCGAAGATATACCGCGTAGCATTTACGAAAACTTTAAAAAGTTTGGCCTTGAAATAGAGGTTAAACGCATAGCATTAAAAGAAGAACAGGTTATAGAGTGGAACTTACCACCCGCGCCAACAAAATCAACAGATACCAGGGCGGCAAATTGGGACGGTTTAGGACAGGTGGAATTGGATGCTGTGGATATGAACCAACTAAGGCAATTATGTACTGACGCAATAAATGAACTATTTGATGATGACCTATACGATGAACTTAACGAGCAGGAAACAACTGAGCGCACCCAATACGTGCGTGAACTTAAACAGTTTGTTAGCAACATGGATATTGACTTAGACGAAAATGAAGAATAATGGGAAGTGGAAATAAAATTAACGACTTCAAACCGGGTGATAGTGTGGTTTATGTTCCTACGCACGCGCAAACAATTCCAATGACATGGAGTAAAGATGCAGAACCAGGTATTGTAAAAAGATGCAATGAACATACAGTATTTGTAAATTACATCAAGAACGGTATTTTGCAAGAAACGGCACAAGGCACAGACCCTAATGATTTATGGCATAACTAAAATTTATGGATAAGATAAAGACAGTTCCAATAACAGATAATATACGATGCTACGTTGAAACAAACGGAAACACAATATTTATTTACCTGCAAGAGCGTAGAAAGCATTGGTATGGGTGGACGTGGGATAAAATATATTTTACTGAGGCTTATGAATTAAGCTTAAACTATAATAGAGATACAGGATTAAGATTAGAAACAATGTTTGAGGGTAGAATTGGACACGCTGATTTACACATACGTAAGGCCGATGAATTTGACTTAGAAACTGAAATAGCAAAGCTATTCAACAGGTATATGGATGCAGTCAAATACAGGAAAGAAGTTGATGAAGCAATTCAAAAAGCATTTGATAAAATATAAAATTATGGAGAAGATTTTACCAAGAATAGAAAAGCCGGTTATACACGTTTTTAGGGGTACGGATAACAAAATGACAATTCATACCAATGAAAAAATAAAAGCCGGTGACGAAATAAACATATGGAACGATAAGGTAATAGTACTTAAGGTACAGAGGTTTGAAAAGTCAACTATCTACCAAAACGCAAATTTTTACGAATTAGAATTTCAAAAAATAAATTAAAATAAAAATGGATACACAAAACACAATGAAATCATCAGATGGTGAACTTTTAGCGGAAAAAGTAATGGGTGAATTAGCTTCATATTCACATGTAGACCAAGTGCTATTTTTTAGGAGCATTCAATCACGTTTAATTGAACACCGTAAAGAAAGAGCACAATCACAAGGCGAATATGCAAAACAACAAGCCTGCATATTACAAGAAATTCAACAAGGTACTGACTTGATAGCAGCCGGTTTACCACAACAATGATAAAAAAATGAGCGGTATATTATCACAAAACGAATTGAACGCCTTACAAGGTAAGCGTGATGATTTGCAAAGGGAAATTAACTCATACGGGAAAGAAAAAGTAGACTTTAGCGTATTTGTTAAGACAAAAGAAGAACGACAGGATGTTAAACAGGCCAAAAGCTATTTTAAACGTTCGGGTTTATTGCAGCAATGGAACGAAAGGAACAGGCCAGGTAACAACAAAAATGAGTAAGCCATTAAGCATTAGAACCCCAACAAAAATTAAAGCAATGAAATTAGATTTAATTAAGAAAACGTTGTATAAAGAAAAACCAACAGCCAAATTAAATAACATAGGCAAACTTTTTTATAGATTTTTGGCTCAAACATCAATTGGTGAAATTGAATTTCATGTTCCAGTTTCAGAAATGGGCGAAATACCTTTTGGCGATACAGAACAAGCGCAATTATTAATCAGGTGGATAGTGTTATGAGAGATTTAATATTATTATTAATTGGGTTTGGTGTTGGATGCTTTTATTGTATAGCAGCATTGGTATTATTTAAAAAAGATAAATAACAATGAGTACAAAATCAGATATAGTTTGGGGTGCAAATGATATACGTGTGTATAGTGATTGTTCACTTCCAAGAATAGTATGGGGCAAGCATATTGGAGATGATGTAATTGTAATTATAGAAAAAAACATCATAAAGCAATTAACAGTTACCCTTGAAGAAAATCCAACAACGATTAAAATAATGTTTACGACAGGCTCGGAAGCATTTAAAGCAATAGGATGTTGTATGCAAATACCATGCTATGATGTTGATGAATTTGAAATGGATGATACAGATTTAACTATTGTTATAAAAGGCGGCTCAACTACCGCTAAAAACTTTTTTAATAAAAAATTTATTTAAAAACATTCAACAAAGGGGCTAAGACTTCGGCGCTTAGTGAGTATGTTGGCAAAGCCGGATAAAAAAGGGAGTTAGCCAGTCATCAAGTAGGAGATTTACGGAACAAGCCGAAGCTGCTTTTGAATACTTGATGTACTTCCGCGTATTAGCCTTGTATAGAAATATGCGGGGCTTTTTTAATCAACAAAAAAATAAATAAAAAATATTTTATAAAAAGTTTGGTAGTTTATAAAATTAATTTTATATTTGTTCAACAAAACAAACAAACATTATGAACACACAGTCACAAAACATTCAGAACATTGCAGACTTAGTAACCGTACTAATGTTGAACGACAAAAAATTTGATATGTCTACAGTTGAACATTGCACCACTATTGAGATGCAAGAAACAGGCTTATCATTTAGACCAATAAATGACGTTATCACAGACAGTAATGTAGACATTGATGATGACGTACAGGTTTGGTTTTCAAAGTTTGAGGACACAGAAGATTACTTCTTTGACGCCATTAACGCCGTAAACATCACAGAGAGTAAAATACAATCATTAGTTAACCTTTGTATAGCTTAATCATGAAAACAACTTATAGGCACGATTTAAAGGCTCAAGCGTTTGCCCGATTACAAGACTATAGAACAGATTACAAAGAAGCAGATCATACCAAAACACAGCGATTTGCTAAAGCGTTCATGAGGCAAGAATTAGCCTTTATAAAGCAATTAAGATAATATCATTTAGGTGATAGGGCAGTAATAACTATTATAGTTAAAATACTATAAAGTACTTATATGAAGCTATTCAAAAAAGCTGAGGTAACTGTGTGTGGCAACTCAAAGCATTTATGAGATTTATCTACGTAGATGATGCTATATAAGAATTACTGCTTAAACCAACAACTCAACAAATCTAAAGTAGTTGAGGTGATAAAACAAACAAACAAAAATGAAAAAACCTTGTAAAGAATGCCCTTACTTAAAGAATAGTTTACCAGGCTATTTAGGTGATGCAAGTTACTACCCTGAATTATTTTTAAACCAACTTGAAACACCAGTGTTGCACCCATGCCATACGGCAATAAATTGGGAAGAAGCAACAGCGGAAGAAATTGAAAACGCACCAATTTGCACCGGCGCGCTACAGTTCATGAACAATACCTGCAAAAGTTCAAGGTATGGGGGTACAAGGACCAAACAACATCAGGCCGGTAAAAACGCCAATGTGTTTGACCGTAGAAGTGAATTTATAAAACACCATTCTTAAAATATGAAAAAACTTATAATACTTTTAGCCGTATTATTAACCGGCTGCACAGCCAACCTAAGCAAAGGTTATAGAATGTGCGATAGCGCTGATAAGTGTTACGACAGCGTTAAGAAATACCAAAAACTATCATGGCAGGAATTACAAAACCATGAGCCACTTGCGTCTGAAATTTGTGATGCTCAAGAAGATGTTTGGCTTGATAAAATGCAGGCGTATGCTGATAGTATGAAGTTTTATTATGACCATAAATATGAACTTAAATTAGCAATCAAAAAAGATACATTTAAGGTTGATACTTTTATAATTACCGGGCAAAAAAATCAATAAAAAAAATGAAAACATACATCCCATTTAAAGAAGGCGATAACTGGAAGCTGAAAGAAGAAAATCCTATTTTAAACCCTTTCATAGAACATTCATGGGATGACTTTGAAAACTGGCCTGATAAAACACATGATAATTGTGATGGATTGGAGTGGGCTAAACTATTTAACAAATTTGAAACAGAAGCCATTGCCAACGCACGTATCCTAATCAACCATGTAGAGGGTAAGGATAGGTATGAAGAAAGTGAGTTGAAGCCTGTTTGGCGTTATTACAATGACGTTTATAAACACGAAAATGGAAATATAGGCCAATGGTTTACACTTTTAAGTGAGCCTGTTGGAAGCCAATTTAAATATGAATTAGTTTGGCAGTACATCGGCAACCATGAAAAGGTTATTGAAGTCACTTCAGGTAAAGACTTTTTAGATAAAATAGTTTCTGAAAAATCAGACTTTCATGATATAATTCATATTGAAGGCAAGTCTGAAGATTATATAAGTATCAGCTATGCGTACCAAGCGGTTCAAGCCGAACAACAGCGCATTCTATCATTGATTAGTGAACGTAAAGCGGTTTTTAATAAACTCAATATTCCAGAAAGTAGCCCTATAATTGATGAATTAACTTTTTTTGAAACCAAAATACAGGAACCATGAAAGAACGATTTTATATAGAAAATTCAGGTAAACAGTTTTTAAAGTTTGAAACCGAAGCTCATATCAAAGATACTTTAAACGAAGATTGTACTATTATAGTTCAATCCGGGTACTCAACTTTAAAGTAAACAGACGAATATGCAGAAATTATCTTATCAATATTAAATGCAAATGACAGAACAACAAGTGTGTGAGTTACTCGGAGTAAAGCACGCAAGCGATATACAGCAAAAAATCTATAATGGCCATAGGCATCTTATAAACGCTTCGGATATTATTAACGTCATTCGGTTTTTAAATGAAAATGGATTTACAGTAACCAAACTTTAACCATGAACGATATTGCAGAAAATAACCGATTGAAGCAACAGACCGAAAAGCAAAAATATAGTAAGTCTCCGTTATGCGGCTATCGTAAACCAGAACGTGAAGAAATCAACGGCCCATTATTTTGCAGATGCACAATACCAACGTTAACGTCTAATTACGATATAGGCCCCGGCGCTGCATCGTGCATGAGATGCGGTTTCGCCTATTATCATTGAAGCCACTTACACAGCAGTAGTACAATTCATTAAACAAAATAAAGTATGAAAGAATTTGAATTAAAATTAGGTGCAATTACTTATAAATGTACCTCAAACGTATCAACAAGGGATAGTCAAAATTGGAATATACATGCTAAATTCCACGATTTAGAATTATCAATGACTATACCAGAACAGTCGAAAGTAAGCATGGATAAAGTAATGATTTTCGTTACCGCGTTAGATGAAACTTTGAAAAGAGTACAACAAGAAAAGGGTAGAGAGTTGACCTTTATTAACCAGTTAGCCTAATTCATTAAACAGCAAAAGAAATGAAAGATGGATTAACAGAAGCTATAATAGCTAAAGACACGGTAAAAATAGTAGAGTTGTTTGATATGGAACTTACCAGGTAACAGCAAAGGACTAATAAATTAACAGAATTTATACTTGAATTAAGCGAAACGCAAAACTTTGACCTTTTAACACATCAAAAAATAGGGGCACTCTTAAGGGGTGAAAAATAAAAACAAATTAAAATGAATGAAATTATAAAAAATACCTGCAAAATAGGCCAAGGCGAAAAATGTTGCAAATACTTAGTTGTGGGTACAGGCGGGTTTGAATGTATGAAATTACATAACAAAGAATTTATAGACCGACAATGGGCTAAAACCCAACATGTAGCACAGGGTGATAATTGCGAAGGTAAAGAACAAAGCGAATTAAATATGGAATAATGGTAGATAAAAGCATATTTAACAGCCCGTATTCAACCGGAACAATGGTAGGCGTCACATACGTTAAAAAGCTGTTACACCCAAAAGTAAAGCAACTGTTTGATGTGATGAGCAAAACCAAGAATTGCTATATTGGTATTAGTGAAAACACAGCACAGCTTTTTATTGATGACCAACCAATAATAAAGATAGAAACAGAGTTTATAGAACAAGTTAAATTGATGCTTAATGATGACGTTAAGGAATACAACGAAATGACCGAATACAGGTTATCAATACAACGCAAAAGAGATATACTGATATACTATCAAAGCTATTAAAACAACGCGCCGGGAGTTTGATAACGCGAGGTTACAAAGAATACGAGCCACTATAAGAAACCGGATAGTGTTTTATAAAAGCCTTTTACAGTAAAATGTAGAGGCTTTTTTTATTTGGGGAAGTTTGTATAAATTTGTTTTTATAAAAAAGGCAACAAACCAACGGAAAAGCAACGATATGGCTAAGTTTGAAAAGGGTAATAAATTGGGTAATAGATTTACAGCAGAAAACCAACCTGAAAACAATACAGGCAGGCCACCAGGTGTAAAGAATAGAAGCACCATAGCGCGTGAGGTTTTAAATACGATGCTACAAATGCCGCAAGACATTTATGATAAGGTTAAAGAAATACACCCAAATATAGAAAGAAGCTTAACAGCGGAACAGTTTGCAACATGGGCAGTGCTATTTAAAGCGATACGACAAGGTGATCAGATGGCTTTAAAAGCTTTATTAGATAGCGCCTACGGTAACACAAAACAAGAAGTTGATATAGTAGGTGAAATAAAGATTACAGATAATAAAATTGGCATAAGAATTAAAGCGCCGGTTATAGACGAAGAGGATTAATTATATGACCGATGATTTAGAAGTAACTATTGTTTGGGAAAAGGTTTGGGAAGCTATACACAAGTTTGAACCAGATGGGACAAGAACATACAAATACATTATATTAAAAGGCTCGTCGCGCTCGGGTAAAACATACTCACTAATTGACATTATTGACCTATACTGTAGAAGTGAAGATGCAAAGCGCTGCACAGTTTGGCGTAATACAAAGACTGACTGTAAACAAACAGTGTTATTTGATACCGAAAAGCATTTAAGGGAAACCGGGCGGTTTGGACTTGCCCAGGTACTTAACAAAACAGAAAGCATATTTACCTATGCTACAGGCAGCCGCTTTGAAATACACGGTACAGAGGAAGTAGATACGGTGATGGGCCTTACGCAAGATGTAGTGTGGCTAAACGAGCCGTACAAAATCAGCCGTGATATATTTGACCAACTTGACCAACGTACATCAGATTTTATCCTAATAGATTTAAACCCCAAAATTAAACATTGGGTTGATGATTTAGAAAAGGATAGCCGCGCTCTCGTGATTCATAGCACTTTCAGGGACAATCCATTTTGCCCAATTGAACAAAAACGCAAAATTCTAAGTTATCAGCCGGTAAGCATGTGCGATATTGTACTAAGTGGTAAGCTTTCAATAGAAAAGGCAAACAAATACGATATAGCCAACAACCCTAAGAACTTTACACCAAAGCAGATAAAAGAACTATCGCGCTGCATAGAAAACGAATACAAAAAATCAGCCAGTGAATACAACTGGAAAGTATTTGGTTTAGGCCAAGCAGCGGAACGACCTAACAGGATATTCAGGTGGAAAGAAATACCGATAAGCCAGTACAATGAAATTAAAGAGGACGTATATTATGGAGTGGATTGGGGAGCTGTAGACCCGTGGGGGATTGTAGAGGTTAAATACTATGACGGTGCACTGTATGTTAACGAAATAAATTATAAGTCCGAAAATGAGATAAGAATGATGTTATCAGCCACAGAACGTTCACAGATAATGACAGGGGAAGAAGGCTTTGTAACGTGGTATTTTAGAAAGTTCGGAATAACAGAAGGGAGTATTTTAATATGTGATGACAACCGGCCCAAAAAGATTGCAGCACTAAGGCTTATAGGGTATAACGCTATGAAAGCTGATAAGGGTTCAGACCAATTCGGCAACTTAGTGGATAGCATAGACTTCTTAAACGATACACAGGTGTACTATACAAGCACATCAACTAATTTGGCATTTGAACAAGAAAACTATTCCCGTAAGATTGATAGATACGGTGTTGTAACAGAAGAACCAGAGGATGCCAACAATCACCTGATTGACCCTATCCGTTACGTACATGGTTTTTTGCGTAGAATGGGCATTATAAGAAAAATGTAAAATTATTTTTATATTTTATTTGCATAATAAAATAAATTTTATACCTTTACATCAACAAACAAACGTATCATCAAATTAAAATCAAAAAGCAATGGAAACCAACGAACAAACAATTGCAAATGGCACTAACAGCGCAAACACAATTATTTACAACCCTGTAAAAATTGTTTCAGAACACTTATTTAATGACGATAAATACACACCTATACACCGTATAGCTTGTGGCGTTTGCTTTATTGTAATAGGTGTAGAAATAGCCCAGGTAAGCGCCGGTACAATTTATCACTTTGTAGGTGATGCGACAGGGTATTTAATTCATGGGATTGGCTCGTTGCCAATATTGGAAAGATTAGAAAAATGGATAAAGAGTTAACAACAACAGAAGAAGTAGTACAGGTGCGCGGCATCTGTGCTACTATTGCAGCAATGCATACACCAAAATTTCACAACCTTGATGAACTATTAAGGTCATTCGGGTACAAGCTAACAAAGATTAATAACCAACAAACACAACAACCAAAATGAACACTATAGGAGACGCATTAATTTGCATTACATGGGTTGTTTTAATGTGGGTGATATTTGGTATCGCCAACAGCAAAACAACACCACAGAGGGAAGAAACAAGCACTGAAACTTACGAAGAAAGGCAAAGGAGACTTTACAAATGAGAACCATAGTAAAAGAAAGCCCATTACAAAGGCATAGGGGAATAGGATTTGATTTTGGTTGGGGGAATGGATATGCTTTAATTCCAAAAGGGCACAAGTGTTGGGGTAAGGATTACGAAGACGATGTTTTTAATAGTATAAATGTCAATGGCGGCCTAACGTTTTCACAGGAAGTTGATGATGATTTAATTGAACATTGGCAACTGAAGCCAAAAGATAAAGGCATGTGGATCGTTGGATTTGATACAGCGCATTGTGGTGACACATTAGCAAAATGGCCTCGTGAAGCTGTAGTTGCTGAAGCCAAAAGATTAGCCAGGCAATTATCTAAAATAAAATAACCAACTTAACAAACAGAAAAAATGAAAGCAATTTTAATAAACGTTAACGAACGCACAATTACAGAAGTAGAAGTAAGTAAGAAAAACACCCTGCAAGATTGGTATAAACTAATGGGTGTAGAATTGGTGACAACAGCTTGTTACCTTGACAATGGCGATAGCATACTTGTAGACGACGAGGGTTTGCTAAAAGAAAACAAATATTTTACCTATAACGGAGAAGTGTATGCCGGTAATGGCCTTGTAGTAGGCACTAAAGATGATGGTGAAAGCTGTTCATGTAAAACAAATATTGCTGTAATTGAAAACACCGTGGAGTTTTATGATAAGCCAGTAATGTTTTATTTATGACGTACAAAGACATACAAACGGGCGACAAGGTTAAGCCAGTTTATTTCCCTGACAATCAAAAGAACATCACAGAGGGGAAAGAATATGAGGTTATAAGAACCTACAAAAGTGAGTACTTTAACAAAATAAAAATTATTAATGACGCCGGTCAAAAGAAGTGGTTTAATGACCGCGCATACAATACTTATTTTAAAAAGATAATAGACAAACCGTCAGTAGAACACTTAGTACACACTTCGTTAAGTGATTTATCATTAGCGGATTTACAGACAACTTTAGATATGCTAATAAAATACGATACATATCACAATCAACTCAATATGCAAACGCAAATACAAAATGAAATAACCAACAGGCTTAAAGAAGTTTTCCCTAATTTAAGAACAGTCTGGGAAAGAATACAATAAAGCGATTTTGTGGAAGTTACAACAGCAGTACGTTCACAATTAAGATTAATGAAATAAGCAAAAAAACAAACAATGACAAAAACAGTTGGTGAAATATCAAAACTTGCAGAAAAGTCAAAAGAACGATATATGAAATATGATTTAAATAAAGAATTACCTGCAATGGAAAAATTGAGAATGAGGATAGGGTATCATTCTGGGTATTTAGATGGGTACAACAAGCATTAAAAGACCATAAAATTTGGCCGTACAACTATTAAAAACATGAAAAAGAAAGACATTAACCTGATACAGCAAGTTTGTAAAATAGTTACAGACGGATTGAAGAAAGCTGATGAACTAAATGCACATTTACATCAGGACGGGACTTACAGAACATACCCAATTGATAATGGACAAGTAGATAGCCACGGAGATATTATACTACCAGGTGCATTCACTAAATCAATGAACATGAGTGAAAAGACAAATAGGCTTGCAAATGATAAATTAAACAACCCTACCAAGTATGCACATTTAAAAAAGAAAGCAGAAAAGCCATTTGATTATACCATGAGAATAAGGTTTAACAATGAAGCATTAAACGATGTGATAATCAACAAAGATGGTTCAACAACAGTAAACGACAACACCGAGGACATTGATTACATAGAAGTTAAAGATGATGAATAATAATACCTGTTTTTGTTTTTAAATATTTTATTACTTTTACAAATAAAAAAATCAGAAAGCAATGAAAAGAATTTTATTCCTAACAGGATTGTTAATTACGCTGGCCGTGGGAGTACGTGCCCAAAGCGTAACCACTAAAGGCGTATCAGTATTATGGAGTACATTACCTGCGCCTAACAAGTATGTTGATACAGTAACCAACACAGGTGTTAAAAGCCAGGTATTCCAAATTAGCAATGCTACGGGAATAGGCATTCAGGTAGTTGTAACAAAAGCAAGCGGGACAGGCGCGGGACAGGTAAACCTTTTAGGTTCTGTTGATGGTGTTAACTACGAAAGAATACCTACACTTAAATCAAATGGTACTGTAGGTTTGGATAGTTTAACTGTAACCAATGTAACCACAAGTACCCATACATTCCAGATACCTAAAGTTTATCATAATTGGTATAAACTGACTTTTACCGGAAGCGGCACTGAGGTTGCGTATTTAACTTCATTTGCAAGTTCAAAGAATAAATAAAATATTAAACAGAACCCGCACTTTAGCAGTGTAAAGACAACCATGCAGCGGAAAAGGGGCATCCGGCGAAAATGCAAGAAAGGGCGTAAGAAATTACAGCCCTTTTTTATTTTACATCATTACTAAATTACCACTTGCATCTAACCCCAAAGTTGGCATAGGATCAAACCTTAATTGTTCAGCAGTAATTTCATTGTTGAGAAGATTTAAAATTGTTTGAATTGAATCAGAAAGCGCAATATCTTTTAAATGTAGTTCACTATCCGGCAGCTTAATGCCAAATTCAAATAAGCCATCATTGTGCTTTTTATAAAGCACAATTAAGCAACCAAAATGACTTTCAACTTGTGGCAAAATTGGGTGAAAGCAATTACCTGTTTGTGTGAAATAAGCAGAACGCGTATGTAGCAATTGAGCCAACTCTAATTCAGAAAACTCATATTTAGATGTGTATTCATAAATAGGAACTTCCTCTAAAATTGAGTTGATACGCTTTATACATACCGGCAAAACACGGTATCCAGGTTGATTTTTAGCAAGATTATGAGTTGCTTCTTTAAAATTTAACGGTTCCATACTATAAAAAAATGCTTTAATGTTCGCACCAAAATTACCTATTTTTATACAAATATTTATTTTTACATTTACACACATGGAAAAGCAGCCGACAAATAAAAAACAAACAGCCTACAAAATGCTGAAAGAAAAATTAGGCAAGCAGAATAAAAATCAACCAGGCCAAAAGCCAAACTCTACTTTTGAACAAAGATTAAACCTTACTAAAAAGTAAAAAATGGGATTAGTTGACAAGATTAAAAACGGCTTAACTGCAATAAAAGAGGACATAACATTTGCGGGTGGCAATTGGGCCGGGTTGCCAATTATAGACCCATCAACATTTAGAGGCTTTGGCGAAAGTGATTATGACGGTGGTATGTGGTTCTTTGGTGATGGCAGCAAAGAAATAAGACCCTTCACATACATTAACAAGCAATCACCTGTATTAGCCTATAACCTTTGCCCACCTGTATCAGCAATCATAAATAGAAAGACCCAGGCGTTTTCAAATGGTAATACCACACTCACAAATATTGCAGGGAAGGCCAAAGGGAAAGAAAGCGATGGTTTGTTTGCTACCAAGATTAGAACGCTACTAAATCAGCCGAATAGAATACAATCAGGGTCACAATTTGAAGCGCAATTATATGCAATGGTGCAACTGTATGGGTGGGCATTAGTAATGCCTATGATACCTTATGGTTTTACAGAAATATCAGATGCGACAGCCCTATGGATATTACCAAATTGGTTGATAGATATTTACTATTCTACAAGCTTATTTTTTGACCAAAATAGCCAAATAATCAACAGAATAACCATCACATATGGCGGGAGAGTTGTTGAACTCCCAATTGAAAATATGATGTTGATTAAGGATTTAACGCCGGTACTTTCAAATCCAATTATACCAAACAGTAGAATATTATCACTTGAAAAGCCAATAAACAACGTGATAGGCGCTTATGATAGCCGCAATACGTTAATCAACAAGCGCGGGCCAATGGGGTTCATTACGCAAACTCCGGATGCAAACGGATTAATGCCATTAACAGCAAAAGAAAAACGTGAATTACAGCGTGAGTTTATGAACTATGGTTTACGAAGAGATCAATTACAGGTTGTATTAGCCGGGATGCGTAACCTTAAGTTTGAAAGCATGGGGTACAACACAAAGGACTTAATGTTAATGGAAGAAGTTAGTGAAAGCGGGATTGCTATAAGCACAGGGCTATCATACCCACCTTTCCTTTTGGGGTTGTCTGATACCACCTACAACAACCAAAAAGAAGCAAGCCGTGGCCTTTACATGGAAAGTATTATACCAGAGAGCGCAAACATCTATCAACAATTAGGAAACTACTTTAAAACCACACAAAACGGCATCCAAATAGGTAAAAACTATGACCACGTATCAGCTTTACAAGAAGATAGATTAAACACCGCACAAGCAGATAAATTAACAGCAGACTTAACAGAAAAACAATTTAAAAATAACTGGATAACGCTTGACCAAGCCAGGGTATTGAATTGTTTAGACCCGGTTGGGGATGCTTTTGGTAAACTTTATTATAAGGACTTAATAGCTTTAGGGTGGAATTTTGGTAACACAGGCATACAAGCAGGTGATACAAATTCAACTACACCACCGGATGTAGGAACAACACAACCGGCAAAAGTTGTCAATATGCGTTAATTTTAATATTAATTATTTTTAATATACTTTTACATCAAAAAATCATAAGCCATGCCTGACATTGCAAAAACAGAAAAAGCTTTAGCACTAAAAAGGGAAAAGCTTTACGCTATCAAAAGCAGCGACACAGCTAACAAAGAATTAGTGATAAAGGACGTTGATTTAAGCCAAAGGATTGTGACTGGCTTTTACAATACAGCAATGTACTTTGACAGTGATTATGATGTTTTACTAAAGGGTTCAGCAAATAAATCTATAACAGAGCGCGGCCCGGATAGTAATTCAGTAGCTAAGATAAAACACCTAATGTTCCACGACTGGACATTGTTACCAGGTAAGATAAAAACCCTTAAAGAAGATACAGCAACGGTAAACGGGCAAAATGTAACAGGTATTTATTTTGAAACCAAAATGGCTGATACAACACTCGGTAATGATACGGTGATAAACTATCAAGAAGGCGTTTATGATAACCACTCTATAGGATTTCAATATCTTGATGGTGAATACATAGACGAAGAAGCAAAAGATTGGCAAGTATGGTTAAATCAATTACTTAACCCGGCAGACGCCGAAGCAGCGGGATTTATGTTCCTTTGGAAAGAAATAAAACTGTTTGAGGGTTCAACAGTAGCGTTCGGCGCAAACGCATTAACCCCATATTTAGGCGTTAAATCACAAAATAAAGAAGCTTTGGCACTAAAGCTATCAGATAAAGTAAAATCACTTACTGCACAGCTTAAAAACGGCACACAAAGCGACAAAACCATGTATAACTTTGAGATGCAGTTATTACAACTCAATCAAATCATAAAAGAACTTTTCATTGTTGAACCGGATATAAAGGACACGCTACCACAGCGCCGTACTGATGATACGTTTAATTTAAGTGAAGCTATAAAGTCCACTAAGTTTTTAATTTAATTCACACTTAAAAAAGCAAAATCATGCCAATTACAAAAGAAGAGTATGGTGAGATTTCAAAACAGTTAGGCGAAGAAGTTTCTACAAGGATGAAAACCGAAGTAGAAGCCGCTCAGAAGTCCATCACAGAGAAATTTGAGGAAGCCCAAAAGGGTTTAATCAACAACGAAACGTTTGAAGCGTTTAAAAAAGATGCGTTAGGCCCGGTTAACGAATTGCTGCAAAAACTTGACACAGCAGTTAAAGACCAAGGAACAAAGGTTAACAGCTTGCTTGAAAAAGCCAAACCAGGTAGTAAATCTTTTGAAGAATTTTTGGTTGAAAAAGCACCAGAAATTAAAGAGCTTTACAGTAAAGGCGGTTATATGGAATTTACTGGTAAACAGTTGAAAGATGCGGGCATCACTTCAATTGCCGGTGCAATACCAACACCATCACCTTACGCGCCGGGTATAGGCGGCCCTGACCTGCAAATATTTGATTTGCCACTTAACCCAAATTACATTACCAATAAAGTGAATTTAGGTTCAACAAATCAAAGTATCCTTGCATGGGCTAATGAACTGCCAATGTTGGGTCAGCCTGATTTGGTAACTGAAGGTAACTTAAAACCACTTGTTGAATTTCAATTCGATGTGGAATTATCTAAAGCCAAAAAAGCAGCCGCTTATCTTCATTTAACAGAAGAATTTGACCAAGATTTACCAAACTTCTCAACACGCGTACGTCGTATGTTACAAGACCGCGTTATACGCCGTTGGGATGACCTTGTTCAACAGGATGTTATTGCAGCCGCGCGCCCTTATAACATTACACAGTTGAACGGCTTAATTCAGGATGCAAACTTCTGGGATGCGTTGTTGGCTGAAATGGGCCAAGTTGGTTATTACAATTTTACGCCAAACACAGTTGCAATAAACTGGTTGACAAATGTTCTGCTTAAAACAGAAAAAGACACCGAAAACCGTTACTTATTGCCACCATTTGTACAGGATATAGCTGACCTTATCAACTATGCTAACAAGGTAGCTGTAGGTTATGGATTAGTAGGCGATTTACAACAATACAACGTGGATATCTACAAAGATTTCGTGTTGAAAGTAGGTTGGATTAATGATGACTTAATCCGTAATGAATTTGTGATATTAGGAGAAATTCGTTATCACTCATACATTAGCGAAAACCGCAAAAACGCAATATGCTATGATAGCCTTAACACTATAGACGGTTTAATTAACGCAGCCTAAATTAAGTTTAACCATTAAATTTTAAAATCATGTATTTAAAAATTAAAAAACCGTTTGGTAAACTTAAAGCAGGTGTACCACACGAAACGCTTACTGATGAACAGGGTGAATTGCTTAAGGAGAAAGGTTACGCTGAAGAAATTTCAGCAAAGGAATTTAAAGACCTGAACGGTACTAAAGCAAGCAAGCTTAAACCCGTACCGGCAAGCACAACAACAACAAAAGCAGCAGGAAAGCCAGTAGCTAAAACAAGCGAAGAAGAATAAACGAAAATGGCAAACATTGTACAGGTTGACGATTTTACAGGGTTAATAACAATAGCCCAAATAAGCCAACAAGAGGTTAGAGATGCGGTAACTGAATTTATTGAAATTTATGAACCTGAATTTCTAACAATGGCTTTAGGTGTTGACCTGTACAACTTGCTATTAGATGGTTTGGTTTTTAACGAAGATGGCACAATTAATGAAGACGAAACACCTGAAATATGGTTGAAATTAATCACACAATTAGGCACATCAATAGCTAATTACATTTACTATAAATACCAACAAGAGAACAACACACAAACATCAGGTATAGGCGAAACAAAAGGCAATTTGGACAATGCAGTTTCAGCCACGCCAATGATTAAAATGTGTCGCCGTTGGAATGAAATGGTTGAAATAGTACACTCTACAGTAACCTTTATAAACAACAACCAGGCAGATTATGAGGCATATTATATCGCAAATCTGTTTTGCTATGGTTATTTTAATTGGTACTGCAACAGGCCGGAAATATTTGATAAAATAAACAGCCTCGGATTATGAAACCAATTTATATAGTAGATGAAATTGGCGCTGTAGTTGCAAACGTAAGCACAGTTTTATTGCCAAAACTTCAGATAGTAGATCCAAAAATACAAGCCGTAAATTATTTATACGGGCATCCAAACGAAATAATAGCAACGTTAACAGCGAGAGATAAAAGCCCGCAATTACGTTTCAAAAAATACCCTTTGGTTGCATTGTTTCAAGATTTCCCTGAAGTAAAAGGTAAGGTAGTAGGTGAAGATAACACGGTAACGTTACACTTACTTATTGCAAGCGCAACACTACCAACATATAAAGCAGACGAACGTTATGCAAGAAACTTTAAACCTATTCTTTACCCAATTTATAACGAACTGTTAAGGCAGTTAGATTTTAACGGTAACTTTTTTACAAAAAGCCCGGAACAAATAGAACATACCAAAATAGACCGTTTATATTGGGGAAATAAAGGAATAGAGTTTACATCAGGTAAAGAAACCAAAAACATTTTCGTTGATTGGATAGACTGCATAGAATTATTAAATCTTACATTACCCACTTATACAAAAATTTGTTAAGATGAACATTATTAATCAACTTGCTAATTGCAATACACCAGGTGGAAACACCGGGTACGGCTCTTGCTTTAATAACATAACCTTTATTAAGGGTGCGTTATTTGTTCCGGCAGGGGTTGACTATTCGGCGACAGACCTTGCCACTTTAAAGGCTGCATTAGAAGCCGGTATATTGCAAGACGACCCATTACAGAGGATTTATCCCGTAGGTGGGTTTAAGGCCGTTACAGATAACACATCAAAAGCGGCTGAACAAACGTTTGCAGATGGTAGCATCAGCATAGTACGCCCACCGTTTTATGATTGGAGTTTCCAATTTACAGACGGCGGGTTGTGCTTATCAGTAGCACTACAGCGCGCCAATGGTTTAAACCGTTGGGTTATGTTTTATGACGACCAGGGCCGTTTATATGGACGGAACGGAGTAGCAGCGGATACAATACGCGGCGTAGACCCGAACTTGGGATATACACCGCCATTTACCTTAAACGATGGCTCTAAGGTAACAGTTTATGAAACACGTATAAACTTTAGTGCAGATCAATTAAACGTAAACGCAGCGGTTATTGACTTTGGTGCAGCAGGCGTTGGATTATCATACCTAACAGGCTTAACAGGCTTGCAGGATGTAACACTTTACCAGGCAGCGGCAAGGGCATCAGGCGTTGTTAAAATAGGTGCTAAAACATCATGTGGAACAGTAGATTTGCATATAGAATTTGCAACTGCATTGGCAGATACAGGAGCATGGCAAGCGCGTAACACAGCAACTAAAAAACCTATTGCAATATCATCTGTAGCTGACGACCCAACAGATTTAGGATGGACAATTACACTTACTACAGCGGATGCAAATTATTCAGCAGCAGCAGGCGGTGTAGAAATATCATTAGCCGGACCTACTGAATTGGATGGTTTAGACGTAACAGGTTATGAAAGTAATTGGATTGCTCAGTAACCATTAATCATTATTAAAATGGCAAAGTATGGAAAAATAGGCTTTAATGCTGAAGCAGCAAAAAGCCAGTCAAAAGAAGATTGGATTAAAGACAACAATCATTTAAAAGATGATGTTGACCTAAGCGCCAAATACGATGAACTTGTAGGTGAAAAGAAAGATGATAAACCTGCAAAGAAAAAAGCAGAATAAAAAAAAGCCCGGAATTAAAAACAACCGGGCTTTTTAATTTAAAAAGAAATGCTATCAATATTTTTCATAAGATCGCATGCCTCTTCTAAACTCATACCTTCATCCATTAATTCAGGCACTTTTTGAATTTCCTTAATTCTTTGTGGAAGAGTGGTATTTGTTTGTATAAAACAATGTTTACCCTCATTACGACGGAAGAAATTCAAACCATCATTTAGGCGTGTATTGAATTTACAAGGTTGTTCACCACAATTGCAACGTTCTATTTCGTCAAAAGCCAGTAGTAACGCGGCGTCAATAAGGAAGCCAGTAGTAACGCCAACTTTAGTACCAATTTCTGTTTCTTCAATACAATTTTTATCGCTGTATGAAAGCTTAGATAAAGCGACAAGGAAAGCCTTTGCAACACCTTTAGTAAAGCCAAAAGCATCATCGCGTGTGTAGCAGATTAGGTCAGGCGAACCTACGCCAATACCTTCATTAAATAATTTGTTTACGTCCATTTTTAAAAGTTTTATTTTGTTCAGTACAAATATAAAATAAATTTTATAAATAACATAAAACAAATTTAAAGTAATTTTATACCAAATGAGCACTATAAGAAACATGGTTAACAGATGGCAAAACGTTGATATAGTTAATATCATTCCTGAAATAATACAATCACAAGCCGATATATTGATAGTTAAAGAAAAATATAGACTTTATAATCAATCGTTATTAGCAACCGGAGAAAAACTTGCATTGTATCAAGACATTAAATATGCCATTAAAAAAGAGCAGTTAAACCCAACGCCAGGGTTCTTGCATCCAGATTTATTTTTAACTGGTGATTTCTATAAAGGTTTTACAGTGCAGGTAAAAGCAAAACAAATATATTTTACTTCTACAGACATAAAAACAGATGAATTAGTTTTGAATTACACTCAATATATATTTGGTTTAACGGAAAAACAAAAAACAGAATACGCACTAAATGAATTTTATGAAGCGCTCAAAACTTATATCACAACCCAAACAGGAATTTCATTTAGATAAAGCATACGAAAGTCTGTTTGAACTACCTTTATACAATTGGGTTAAAAGAATTTTAGAAGATGATAATAAGTGGTTAGTCATTTCAGGCAATCCAAGCGGATTAGAGGAACTTTGGGAACAATTGAAAGGGCAATACCAAGATATGATAGAAAGTGCGGATACGAGCCAGATTATAGACCTGACAAGGGATATTTCAATGTTGCGGGTAAGGCTTAAGATAATTGAAAGTGTAGTAGCACATTTAAAAATAAGACGCAGTGAAAAGTTAATAGAAATATTAAGGAACGATTTAGGTTTTTTTAAGCTTAAATACGATGACTTAGAAAAAGATTTAGAGCGCACACTTAACCGGGCCAAAGCTGATATAGTTGAATTAAAAAGGAAAATAACCGAGCGTGACGTACTTTATAAAGTTGATGAACACGAAAAGGAATGGACAGAGTACGATTATATAAAGCAATTAAGTGAATTAAGCAAGTTCCAAGGCGGCGGGGTGATACATATTAAGCAAATAAATGTCGCCGAATACGTAGCTTTGTTAAATAGGTTCAAAGCTTATTGTAAAGAAACAGAACAAGCATACAGAAAATGAATTTAACAAGATTATTAATTAGGTTCATTCCAATTAGCAAAGAGAGGCTTTTGAAGTCTGGATTTGATAAAATACATGAAGAAGTCTACGTTATGGCAGATTTAGTAATAGAATGCCGTAATAAGCGATTTTATATCGATAATAAGCGAGTTAAAAATATGTTACAGGTAGCAAATTACGTTTATGGCAGGGAATAGCGAATTAATTGACAATATAATTGACCCGAAAGCGGTCAAGCAGGTTAAAGATTTAACTAAACAACTTGAAGACTTAGAAGCGCAATTTGTTGAAACAACAAAGCAGGCTATTGCATTAAACAACGCTACTGCAAAAGCCAACACGTTTAAAAAAATTCAGACAGATGCGAATAACGCGGCCATAGCCCTTGAAAAACTACAGCAGCAACAAAATAAAACAGCCATTACCCAGGCGCAACTAAACAAGGCAAAGCAAGCAGAAGAAGCCCAAACAATACGCACAACACAAGCGCAGGAAAGGTATAATCAACAACAGCAAAAAGCGGCTGATGCGGCTAAAAAAGCATTAAGCCCATATCAGCAGTTAAGTAAGGAACTTGATCGTTTACGTGCATCTGCTAAAGACATAGCTATCCAATTTGGAACTAATTCAGAAGAGTTTAAAAAAGCATCTAAAAATGTTCAGGATTTAGACGGCAAATTAAAAGGGATAGACAAAACATTAGGTCAATCACAAAGAAATGTAGGTAATTACGCGAGTGCATTTAGGGGGATATTGTCACAATACCTACCATTCGGTGAGGGAACATTAAAAATATCAGAAAACTTAAAAACACTTGGTGGGGATATTGAAAAAGATGAAGAAAGTTTAGGGGGATTAGGAGCCGGATTTGCAGAATTTACAACAGCTACATTCGTTGTAGCAATAGCTTCGGCAACATATTATTTATCACAATTTAAATCGACAGCAGACAAAGTAAGTGAAATAAAAGGGGGTTTAAAAAACCTATTCGCGGCGTTGGGTGAAGAGGTTATAAGCGGCGGTGGCCCAAACACAGCAAATAAAGAGGCAAACGCGTTTTCTGTAGGTAAGGCAACAACTAAAGCAACTATTGAACTGCAAGATAAACAGCAGGTAGAAGAAATACACAACGCAAGCTTAGAGGCACAAACGCAATATTATAGGGCATTATCAGATGATAGGACAAGGGACATATCTGACAGGGTTAAATATTTAAAGAAAGCGCAGGAAATAGAAAAAGAAATTCTTGAAAGCCAAAAGAAAACAGCAGAGGAAACTATAGCAACTGCATTAAAGGTAGGTTTTTTAAATTCATCACTTAGTGATAAAGAAATTTCAAGACAAAAAGGGTTGTTGGCGTATGCTGCATCGCAGGGTAACTTTAAGGTAGCACAAGATTTAGCCAAAGATGGCACAAAATTTACAGAAGCCGGGTTGGATTTGTATCAACAGGGAGTAAAACAAATTGTACAATACCAGGCGAATGCTCAAAACCAAATAGTTCAAATAAATGCCGATAAGAATAATAAAGAATTAAGGTCGGATTTAGCTTATGCAGCAGCCCAAAATGAATTAAGAAAAGCACAGTTAGAAAGCGAAAAGCTAAATGCGAAACTTATTTTAGAAGATGTTTATTCAAGTAACACCCAAAAGTTAGCCGCAAACAATGATTATGTAAACAAATCTATTGAGTTAATAAAATTACAGGAGCAGGAACAGCTTGATGCAGCGGGATTAGGTTCTACACGCGGCGGTAGAGACACCAGAACACAGGCCACACAAAGGCAGGCTATTACACAGGCGGCACAAAATCAAATCACACAGATTGTAGCTGATAGTCAAAAAACACGTCAAGGTATTGTTAAGGCTGAAATAGACGCTGAACTTGCTTATGATAAATCAAGAATTGCAGGCATACAAGCCACTGATGAAGCTATTATAAGCAATTCAAATGAAACGTATCAAAGAAGATTGTCAGCTAATAGAGATTTTATAGAACAATCTATAAGGCTTGCTAAAGACCAATATAACGCGACGATAAAATCATTAAACCTACCAGGCAATGCAAAGAACGATGATGCAACCCAACGGACACAACGCGCAACAGCATTAAGTGACTATAATAATCAAATAGCTGATATAGAAAGCAAAGGCGCTAAAGAACGGCAAAGTATTTTAACAGATTATTACAATAGCGTTCAAAAGCAATTGGATGATATTTTGAAACTAAACAAAGATGCAGCGGATAACACCGTAACTGTATTAGACGACCAAAATAATGCCGAACTTCAAAAACTACAACAATCTCAGGCAAATAAAATAAGGGCAAAAACAGATGAATATATAAAAGGGAAAATAACACAACAAGATTACAACCGTGATTTATTAACCATTGATGATCAATATAACATCAAAAGGCTTGAGCAAGAAGTAAAAACAGATCAGGCCATATTAGCAGTTAGAAAAAGCGCGTTACAAGCCACTATAAATGAAATTAACAGGCAAAATCCAATAACTGTAGCAAGCGTTTTAGGCAACCCGTTTTCTATACTTGATAATATATCAAAAATAGCCGAGGCAAAGAAAAATTCAGGCGTATCGCAAGCATCAAATAAATTGTCTACCGATCAATTGGCGTTGGGTAATGCAGTAAGCAAATCAAACATAGATGACGCACAAACAGCAAGGGATAAAGCTATTGAACATGCCAATGAAGTTGCGCAGGCAGTAGGGGATATCCAGATCTTGCAAAACGATGCTTCAAAAATATTACAAGCTAATTATCAAAATGAAATAGACTTACTTGAGCAGAAAAAACAGGTTATACAGCAAAACGCACAGCTTGAAATAGATGCAGTAAATGGTTCTATAGCAAGCGAAAAAACGAAACAGCAAGAAATTAATTTAATAAATGCTAAAGCGGCTATAGAGCAACAAAAAGTAACAGACCAACAAAATAGATTAAAAACAAGGCAGGCTGAATATGAAAAAGCCTTAAATATAGCAACCATAGTACAAAATACAGCCGTGGCTATTACTAAAACACTTGCAGAGGGGGGATTTATACTCGGAGTGCCATTAGTGCCGGTTATTGCCGCTTTGGGCGCGGCTGAACTGGCTATTGCTATAGCTACACCATTACCAAAATATGAACACGGTACAACCAATGCAAAAGGCGGCCCGGCAATAGTTTCAGAAAAGGGTAGAGAGGCCGTTATAACACCACGAGGCGAGTTCTTTTTAACACCTGAAAAGGAAAGTATAATAGATATTCCAAAGGGTTCAGAAGTTATCCCAACAAACAAATTAATGAAAATGATAACATCACCTCAAAAACTAAACTTTGTTGGTGGACAAGTTACAGATATGGCATCGGTTGAAAAATTATTGCTTGATATAAAGCGAAATACAAAACCACAAAAAGGAAACAATAAAATGTATTTTAAAATGCCGGGTTCTACGGAATGGGTTGCTTTTGAAAGGGGGAAAAGAAGATAATGGATTTTACCCCACAACCAAAGAAATTCAGATACACACTAAACATACGCGGTGTAGATGAAGAAGTTTTAGAAAACGCTCCAGATACGTGGTTGAACACATCAATTAAGTTTACCAGGTCACAAACATATAGCGGTTTATTACGTAGCTATACTTTACCATTAAAGTTCACCTATAAAGCAGCAACCATTTTAAGGAACGAATTTTTTGTAGTAGGTTTTATATCTGTTGTTAAAATATTGATAGAAAAACTAATCTCGATACCTATGGGATGGGATTACGCAACCCTGTATGATGGCAAAATAGATTTTTCAGCAGCAGAAACAGAAGATAATGAAACGGAATTTATAGGTGTAGCAGTTAATAATGATTTTTCAACAAATGTAGACGCTTACGATAGTATTAAATATGCCATACCAATAAATGTTCCACAGGCTATTAATTTGGAATTAACGCCATTAAAACTAAAAGAAACAGCAACAATATTACCAGGCAGTCCCCCGGATGGTGTTATACATTCAGACTACTTTCCACCGATTACATTGGTTAATAATCAACAAAATTCAATAAATGCAAGCGTTCAAAATGTGGATTATAGACAGTTTAGAAACCCAAATTACGCTACTGATGTAAGTTGGTTTTTTAACGCACAGCTTGACACAAAGCTTTATATACAAGGAACTTTAAATATATTATCTGTAAACACATTTGCAGGTGATAAGGATATAAGGCTTGATATAGTTGACCAAAATGGCAATTCTGTTTATAAAATACTGGAATATAATCCAATATCAAACGGCGACATAAAAAAAGATACAGTTAACATAAATACCATTTTAAATATAACAAAAGGGACAAGGTTGTTTTTATATATGAGAATAGTGAACCCGGAAGCCGATGGTGTGGGAATGACTATTTCAGGTGGGCAATTAAATTTATCATATCAAACCATAAGCCCATCATCTATGTGTAAAGCTGTACCGGCTTATTATTTGTTTGAGCAACTATTACAGGCCATGAATGTAAATACAGATAGCGGCCCTAACCTACCAGTACCGAACAGGAGCTTTTTGCTTGACCCTGCATTAAACGCACCTTTAAAGAACCTATACATCACATGTTCAGAAAGCATAAGAGCAGCCGTAGGGAGTATTTATCACGCGGGTGATACAATATTTGATGGTGTTTATAAAGTTCTTTCAGGGACAGCTACATACAATGGCAACAATTATGTAACAGGTACATCATTTACGTTTGCACAGGGTGTTTTTACATTTACAGGAGACGGTGTTGTACAAAAGACATCAAGCATCAGCACAGGTAATGTTTATAATCCAGGTGATACATTACAAGCCGGTGGAAGCTATCTTGTAGGTGGTGATGCGGGTACGTATATAGTTTATAATAGCATAAGACGCAATGTGGGTGATTTCTTTGATTATGTTTTGGGTCAAGATACATTTACAGGCAGTGATGATAGTTCTTATGTGTTACAGACAGCAGAAGCACCACAGATGATTATATCTTTCGCAGATTATTACCAGTCAATAAAATCGATACAAGGCGGCGACTGTGCTTTTGGAGTTGACAATGGAATTGCCTTTATAGAAACATTAAGTAACGTTTATAGAAAAACAGGTGCGCGGGTTAATATGGGCAATGTAAATAACTGGAAGTTCAAACCGGCTACTGATATGATGGCAAATGCTATTGATATCGGGTATAAAGACCAACAATATTCAGTTATCAACGCTTTTGCTGAGGTAAACTCAACACAAACATATACAACAGCACTATTATCACCACAAACTAAGCTAAATTTAGTATCTGTTATACGTGCTGACCCTTATGGAATTGAAGAAATCAGGGTTACACAGCAAAACACAGCCGCAAGCCGTTCGGATAACGACCTGTTTTTTGTATGGGTTAAAGACGCGCCTGAAGAGACAGAACCAGTAGAATATTATCACCCATTAACAACAGAAACATTAACAAGCATAACGGGAGTTGACCCATCATATTATAACTGGTTTTTAAGCCCAAAACAGAATTTATTACGTGGGAGTTCTTATTTGGCATCTATATTTTATAACATGAAAGGTTATCAAATCACACTTGCAAACGCGTTGAAAAATAATGCAATGGTGACAATAGATAATAATGGTAGACGAGTAGCAGAGGCAGACCCAATAAATATATCTTCACTAACAGCGCCGTATTTTATACCAATGTATTGTCAGTTTAACCCAGGCATAGAGGGTTCTGTAGGTGATATGGTAAACTCCACACCTTACGCAGATATGAAAGCAAATGTTAATGGAGTAGTAGTAAAGTTCTTTATAAGTGAAATAACATTGGATGAAAGTCAAAACAGTCAGCAGGAATTTAAAACATTATTATCACCAGATAACGACTTAACCAAATTTGTTTATTAGATTTACCAATGGTGGATTAGACCTAATATCAAAGGGGTGGACGATAAAAAGTTTACCCCTTTTGTTTTAAAATATTTTGTTACTTTGTAAGGCATTAAAGCGGATAGGTAATGACATTTGAAATTCCTCTACTCAACCCTTTCAGATTTGTAAATATTAACGCTGTAATTAACCCGCGCTACAATACTCTCCCATTTGATTTGCAAAACGATGTAAATAACCCAAACGGGCCTTACATTCAAAAATGGCAAACAAACGACACGGCTAAAATCCAAATACTTTCAGATTATACTCCGGGTGAAGGGGAAGGACAAAATAACCTTTCTTTAGATTTTTATAAATGCACAGGAGAGTTTTATTTAAACGTACCGTTAAACCCAATAGCACTAACAATTACAGGTGAAACATTTACAGCATACGAAGCAGAGGTTGATTTTGGGGACTTTGACCCGGGTCTATATGTCGGAGAGATTAGCTACGTGGATGAAAACGAAAATGAACAGATTTGGCAAACGTCAAAAATGGATGTTCAGGTTTTACATAACAAAACGCAATTGATAGAATATTGTAATTCGGTTAATGATAAAGCAGTTGTTTTTGATACGGGCATAGTTTTTAATTTTAGAATAGAAAGCATCATAAGGGAATATACGCCTAAATCATTATCGCAAGATTACATTGACCAAGAATACAACAATTATTCATTAAATGATATTCCATACAGGACGTTTAAATACTACATAGGCACAGCAGCCGGGTTGCCGGGGTGGGTTATTGATAAAATGAATTTAATTTTTTCATTAAACACCATACAAATAGACGGCACATATTACAATAAAGTTTCAGGGCAGGAATTTGAATTAACCAGGCCAAGCGGCGCGGTTAATGATGACGGGTTTATGTCCATAGACATCATACCAACAAATAATTTTAATTTAAGTAAATTTGACACAAGCAATTTACCAACAGGAGATTACAAGGTGATTAGAGACGATATACATTATCCCAACAATTCAGCCGACATTGTGATTGCCGGTAAATTTAAAACCTACACAAACCTTGTAGGTATTTATATTATCAATAACAACCTTGAATTAGGGCCTTTTGATGTTACTGTAGGTACTACAGGTGCGGGTTCACAGGACATCACAAAAATACATGTTCCCGCAACAGAAACAAGTGTACATTTTATAAATAAATACTTCAAAACAGCCAAGACAGTTTATTTAAGTGGACTTGCCGGTTCAAGTTGTGATATATACATCATATTTGACCAATTGGATGCTTCTGTAATAAGTACACCACCAACAGAAAGTAAAATACCAATTGGAACACTATGTTGGTATTATGAAGTTAACCCAGGCGATTTTGAATTAGACTGGAACATAGCAGACGGAACTGGATTACGAGATTACGCCGGTTGTGTTCTTGTGGGTACAAATGATATAGGCGATGGTTCAGCAGAAGGTATCCCAAATTTAGTGGGTAAATCACTTGAAGTGTGGGATAGGGCGCAACCAACTGAAAGGCAAACAGAAACAGGGTCAGATGAAATATCGTTGACCAAAAGCAATATGCCGAATGATTTAATACCAATATTAAAGGGAGCACCAGGCCCAAAACCTGCATTCGGTAGTGGTGTAGCGGGTATTTGGGTGACTTATGACCCAAGTCCTATTGTAAACCCAAACAAAAATATAGGAACACCAATACAACTTGACCCATTAAATACAGACCCACAAGTACCAATTCAAAATAAACCACCGCGTGTAAGATTAGCGGCATACGTTAGAGTAGCATAAAATGGCAAATAAACATAACATATACATAGACGGTATTTACTCCAATGAAAATGGAGATGGCAACGTTGAAAACATTTCTATTGGAGACATATTAGAATATGTATATGCTTATACATACGATGATTTAACTGACAATTCAGCAATACCACGGCGCGTCTTAGATGAAAAGTTGGAAGCTTTTGTACAACAGCCACCGCTACAAATAGCACTACCATCAGGGTCGGCATTACCTTATAATCTTGATTTAACTGAAACGGTCTACGCGGTTGGGTTTATACTCAAAGTGGAATTAAGTTTAACAGCTTCAAAAAGTAGAATTATATACGATGTTGTTGTTGAAGAAAACTTTAATACAGATACCGGGCTAATAGATAGTATTGATATTTACGGGCACGATAGCGGGGACGGCGTAACAACGCAAGATGATTTAATAATTACTTTAGTACCAACACCACCATCAATATAATTATGAAAAAACTAAATATATTCTTTTTAAGTATATGCCTGTTAATTGGGCATTTTGCTTTTGGGCAAACATCACCAGTGACCCCCGCATTTAGGGCAAACACAACACAGCATCCCCATTATGACCCTTTAATTTATAATTACCCAGGTAAAATAGGGGGCCCAGATAGTATTTATACAAAAAGATACATTGATAGTGTATTTTCCAACATAGGGGAAATATTCATACCCACAAATGGAAATCAACTTATAGGATCTAATAGCATAGGGCAAGGTGGGCAATTCACACAGGAAACAGATTTTGATTTAAACGGACAGTTGATTACCTATACAGACATACTCAATGCGCTTTCATTTGGTCAAGGACATTTTTATTACCGTGCATCCGGTAATATTAATGCGGGTGGTATACATATTGATACTCTTTCATCTTATTTATATGGCGCAGGTAGTCTTAATAGTGGGCAAGTAATAGCCGATACGACAGGTTCAGCGCTTGAAGCTTCAAAATCAGGCCCAGGAACACCACCTCATTATGATTTAAAGCTTGATATTGTTAATCAAATAGCAAGGTTTACAGATGCGGTTAATTATAGGGGGATAGATTATAATGCGGATTATATACCCGGCATCCATACATTGTTAGATAAGCACATGGGGGATAGTCTGTATATGTCTCAAACAGGATCAGTTACTTTAACAGGTAATACCACTATTGACCCTTCTGGTGGTTTAGGCGCACCGGGATTAAGATTTAATCATGGTTCTTATATAGATTTTTACGATAATACAAATACAACATTTACAAGATTTGCACAACAAAATGGCGAGATGTGGTTAATAAATTCGGGCTCTCCACCTAATATTCCAGTTATCAAAGATGGCCAATTATATAACCGAGACAGTGGTGGTATTGAAAAGCCATACGCTTTACAATCAGCAGTAGATAGTGTATATACAAATGAAAGAGATGTTTTTTTAATTATAGGTCAATCAAATGCCGCGGGCGTAGCTGTAACAGATAGTAGCGAAAGGTCTATTAGTGGGAATATTTATTATTATGGGGGGAATGTTTATCCCGCAAATGATCCGTTTTTGGGAACGGGCGAAAACAATTATCAAGGCAGTATGTGGCCTTCTTTTGGAAATAGATACACAACATTAAATAGTAGGAAAATATGTTTTGTACAGGCTTCTAAAGGTGGTTCTGCAATGATACCAGGTAATGATGTATTGGGACGTGGATATTGGGCAAATGCAACAGGTGGTGCGGGTTCTCTATATCCACAAGCAGCTACAGCACTACAACACTGTTTGGATAGCTTAGGTATATTGGGTTATAAGCCAGTGTTAAAAGGTATTTTAATATCACAAGGTGAAGCAGATGCACTTTATATAGGTAATGGAACTGTAACAGCGAATGCTTATCGTGATACATTAATATCTGTACACAAAAGATTTCAAAAGCAATTCTATGCCTATAATCAAAACCTACCAATGTTTGTTTTTAGGACTGGAATACACAACCCATTACCAGACTATTTGAATTATGTTAGAGCACCGCAAGAAGATGCAGCCAGGCACGATAGTTTACTTTTTGTGGTTGCTCGCAATGCAATTACATTTGGTTACAGACATTTAATGAACCCTGATACTACATTAAACCATTTACATTATAGCCCGGCAGGATATAGGGAAATGGGACGTACAGGTGCCGAAGATGTGGTGTTAAATTCAAAAACGATTAATCCGGTCGTAAGGCAGTATTTAAATACAGGATTTGGCGGCATAACAGAACCAACAGCATTTTTAAGCACTCAAAAATCAAATGATACCACGGCATCAATTAATATACCAATAGGGGTTATACCTGCTACAAGAGTTTATGAAGGCGATATTTATAATAGTTCATCACACCATCTAAATGTATATTTAAACGGAACGTGGAGACAATTGGATAATGCACCTATAGCAGCAATAGCAAACGGCGGGACAAACAATACAACATATACCACAAATTCAATCCCATATTTTGATGGTACAAAACTGGCTGAGGATAATCTAAATTTTTATTATAAAGCATCAAACAGACAATTAAACGTAGGTACAACGTTAACACCAGGTTCTTTAACATTAACAGGTAAACTCACCACAACCAATACTATAATAAGCTCTACGGGTGATATTTCGCGTAATGCGTGGGGAACAGCAGGCCCAAGTTTTTTAATAGGACAAAGGAACGTAACAGATACTACAACAACAAACGGTTCAACGGTAACAAATACCGTTATGAATGCTTTTAACACGCCAACGTTACAGGCTACCTTAGCAACAACAGGCATAACCTACACAAACGTAGCCAATGTTTATATACAGGCCGCGCCGGTAGCCGGTACAAATGTTACTATAACAAATCCTTACGCCTTATGGGTAGGGGGTGGAAATGTTCGTTTTGGGCAATATGCGGCGGGATTAGCCCATTTCAATTCTACTGGTGTATTTAGTTCATCAACATTGGCAACAGGTGATATTGCTAATAATGCGGTTACTTATGGGAAAATGCAAGCCATGACCACCAATAAATTATTAGGTAGTGGTTCTGGAACAGCAGTTAGTGAAATTACACTAGGAACAGGCTTTTCGTTTTCTACATCAACACTAAACTATACAGCACCTAATCGCTCGCACACTATATTCGCACCAACTACAGGGGGGACAGTAACAACAGTTAACAACCAAGATAATATAATTAATCCCGCAGGAACATTAGCAACGTTAACGATAGCATTACCTTCATCCCCTGCGAATAATGACAAGGTATATCTTACTTTTACCCAAGCTATAACTGCAATTACATATTCAAATGGAACAGTTGTTGGTGTACCGTTATCTGCAACATTAGGCAGCCAATGGTTCTTAACTTATGATAGTGCATCAACTACATGGTATTAAATAATAAATTAAAACAATGACAAAAAACGAAAAAAAGTTAAGGGAAGATTTCAACGCCCTTACGGAAGAACAGAAAACAAACGTATTCATTAACTATGTAAAGATGAAAGAAAACACATTTTTAAAGGAAGGTTCTGGTGGTGGAACATGTAATGGATGCCCAGGCCATTCAGGGCAATGCGGTGTTTGTATATGCAATACATTCGTGCCATGCGGTTAACGGTTATATTAATAGGGATAGTTTTTACTATCCTTTTTTTATATTTCTCAGATTTGATGCAACAAACAAATTCAGACCCAATGTATTTTATAAAGGTTGATAATAGCAGAATTGCAACAGTGAGCGCGTTTGCCTCAATTATTTTAATATTGTATGGTACAAAAAGTAAAAGGATTGAATTTTTTGTATTGGCTGCATATTTGTTGCTATACGGTATCAGTTGCTTATATCCATTTTCGCCAACAGAAAACCACATTATTTTTTATAATGCAGTAAGGGGATTACGGTTTTATGTTTTAGGGTTGATATTAATGTATATTTGTTTAGAAAAATTATGGCAAAGAATATTCGGTTCATAGCAATAAGCGCATATCTAACATTGTTAATGATATCATGCGGAAATGGTGATAAATATATGACCAAAATTGACTTTTACAATTATGTAAGGACACATAGGCCGGTAGTACCACCACCTATTTATAAATATACTGTTAAGCATGATACTGTTAGGGTGGATACTAAACACATGACGACAGAACAATATAAACAATATCTTGAACAGGTATATAAAGCGGGTATTGATAGTTTAATTTCACCACAATTTAAAAGTATAGCGAAAAGCAACCAAGTTGTAACATCTTTAATAAAGAGAATGTTCAACCAAGATGTAGAATTACGCAAGCGCACAAGGAAATATAAGGACAGTATAGCCAACAAAAACGACAGCACTGAAGTAGTAGCTAAAAGGCGTATAGACAGCGCGACAAAGGTTGCAAATGACAGGCAGACAGAAATTTTAAAACTTAATCAACAGGCAGCCAAAGACAATGCAGCTACAGCAGAGGTTTCTTGGGATATAGTTAAAATATTATTAGCCCTTACAGTAGTTATTATTGCTACCTTAATCATAGTTTACAGGAGAGTTAGTAAATTAGGTAAAAAGGTAGAAGCCCTTGAAAAAACACTTCTCACAAATGAATGAACCTAAACATTACACCCAAAAAAGACATAGAGCAGAAAGCCGGTTCGCTTCAAAAGATACTTGCAAGTATATTGGGGAGTACTGTTTTGGCCCTATGGATTTCATATTTTGATTGGTTTGTAGGTATTTTTAAAGTAGAACCAAAGATATTAGATTACCTACGCATAGGAATAGCGTGTTTTGGGTTAATAACAACCTGTTTTATAGGCATACAAAGTATAGTATGGCTCGTGGGCAGGTTGATTGAGTTTAAACAGAATTACCAAGAACTTATAGAACTAAAAAAAGAAAAAGATGAAAAATAATTAAAACAAGAAAAACTTATGAAAAGGTTACTTACTCTCGCATTGCTGATATTCACAATCAGCAGCTTTGCGCAAACAGATACCACCAGGGTATCGACAATCAATATAAAACTGTTCAATACGTGGCTACAAAAACAACCGTTATACACCATAACAGGCCAAATAATAGTTGACAGTTTATTAACTAAAAAGTTCAACTATACACAATCGGTTAATCCACCACC